GACTTTGGTTACAGGGCCATATGGAAGCTCATCTATTCTACTATCTTCAATGGAAGCCTGACCTGGGTTCTGATTACGCCAGATATCAACGGCCTCTTTCTTTTTGGCCTTTAATTTTGCCTCGGTCTCCGGGGATTTCTTCTGCTCAAGGAGTGATTCGATTTCTTTTGTTATACCAGATAGTTTATCTATGTCCTTTGTATCCAAGTCTGAATCCTGGGGATGACCATTAATGGTCCGATGGATCCTTTTGGACATATCAGTGACAGCTTTTTCGGCGGCTTCTTTAAAAGGTCCTTTGACTTTCTTTACAATATCTTTGGTGCGGTCACGTTCAGCCTTCAGTTTATTTGCAGCTTTCTGTTCGGCCTTTGTCTTAGCTTCCTTGACTTTTTCCTGTTCCTTCAGGGCTTTGGCTCGGAGTTTACGTTCCCTGGTTTGAGAGGAATCTTCATTAAGGAGATCGGCCGGCTGTTTTTCAACTTCAATTTCCTGCTTGGCCTCTTCAATTAATTCATCAATTTTTGCAATTTCTTCTGGCTTAGTAAGTCCTTTTCTTTCAGCGCGGAGCTTTCTCAGTTTCTGTTTTGGAGTTTCCTCTTTTTCTCTTTCGATTTTAGGTGTGATTTCACCTTCTATTTCCACACCCTCTTTTTCAGTGACATCACGACCACCTACTTTTTTAACCTTAGCTTCACCAGGGCGAATTTTTTTCTCAATTTTTCGTGGTATTTCTTTGGGCCATTTATACCCAGGAAGAAAGCGCTTTGCTTTTTTCTTAAAAGGTTGTGATTTTATAAAGCCGCCAAATTTATCAATGAGCCTTTCCATTTCTTCCAATTCTGACTCAATGAGTTCTCGTTCACTACCTTCTTTTACGAGCTGCTGAAGTCTGGTGGGACTTTCATCTTCAGTTGCTTTTGCAAGCATATCTTCTTTCTCAGCTCGACTCATACCATCAAGCATTTTCAAATCTTCATCTTTGGATTCGAGTGCTTTCAATTCTTCCGTTGTTGGAAGTTTGGCTTCAGGTTCCTCTGGTTCTTTTTTAACAGGTTCCTGAATATCTTTCAGTTCACCTTTTCTTTGAAGTCTTCTTAAACCATTTAACTCATTCTGTTCTTCGAATTGAAGTGTCTTACCAAGTACCTCTAATCCTTCGAGATAGTTGAGTCGTTCGATTGATTCTTCCCCTTTCGGAGGAACATCAAGACTCTTTGCTGGCTTAGGTTCGGCAACTGGTTTTGGTTCTGCTGGGAATTTTGGTTCGGGGATTGGTCCGGCTTCGATTTCTTCTCCTGGGGGGAGTTTCCCTGTGCGGACGCTATCGTACTCGTCATTTTTAAATCCCTCCGCTGGTTTAAGATTTTCTGCTGCTGGTAATTCTCCAAAGATTTTATTGGCTTCTTCACGTTTACCTATTCTGATAAGTGCCACATGATTCATGGTGTTCTCAAGAGTGGCATCATTCTTTGGAAGATTTGATCTGAAGTCAACATGTCCATATTCATGAGCATGGATAAAATCAAACCATTCTTTTTCTGTATTAAAAATATCTTCGGGAAGTGCGGTAACACCTTCCCTTTTAGGTTTGGTCCAGGCTTTATCTTTGAATCCTTGTTCAGCAATATCAAGGTCTACAAAAATGACACCTGTTGTCTGATCAGTATATGATGTCCAGCCTCCACGTTCTCTAATATTGACAGGTTGGTTCTCAGGATTATTAAGAATCTGAACACCCCTGTTTTGGATTAAGGGAGCATCAGGTATTTCCTCAGTATCCGTGGGCTTTACAGTAATCGCTTCGGTTTCACCCTGTTCATTTTGAATGGGTGTCTGTTCAGTCTGGATGATCTCGCCTTTGGCTTCAACCGCACCCTCATCAACAGTTGCCAATTCTTCCTGTTCCTGACGACCGACATCCTCCGCGGTTACCATATCCTCAAGTTGCTGAACTTCTTCAATTTTTGTCTGTTTATCCAGTTCGAGCTGTCGGTATTCAAGGGAATTGGTGTCTTCAATTTCAGCCATTTCTTCTTCAATGGAAAGAACCTCATTCTGGCGGCGGTGCAGGAGTTGGCGTGGATCCTTTTCCATGAGGATTTCATCGGTGGGTCGGATATTTACGGATCTGGTACCATCGGCATTGATAAAACCTCCGCTGGTTGGCTCAAATCCTTCAGGAATAACAGGGACCTGACCTTCCTCCACAGTGATTGTCTGGCTTCTGATATCCGTAACGTCAACTTCCCGGGCAAGAGTCTCGGTCTGTTTTATGGCGTTATCAAGCATCGTATTGGCCTCTGGAAGGGCATTCATGGTGTCTTCCATCTTTTCCGTCTTGGTTTCAGTACCCTCAACCACTTTTTCAACTGGCGTAGGAGGCTCAACGGCGCGGTTCTGAGCCATCATCTTTCCTGTACCACTCACAACACCCTTTGTGACAAGAGAGACCAGGAAACCGTTTATTCCGGCCTCCAGGAGGGAATCTGGCTCGAAGCTCTCAGCAAATGCTTTTTCTCCATATTTTTCACGGACATTTTTAATTGCCACGGCTGCGAAAATATTGCTTAAAAGGGACTGCGTGACCTCTTCTCCCATCTCAGTACCGGCGCCGGCCAAGAAGTCAATGGCATCTTTGACATGTCCGAAACTCTTGGAATCCATCATTTTCTTCATTTTTGGGAGTTGTTTCGTGAGAGTCCCAACCATTTTATCAATCGCTTTTTGCCGAGCCTTTCCGGTTAATTTGCCAATTTTGCCCATTCCGAAAGCCAGGGTATTGCCTCCCCATTCAGCGGTACCACTGAGGATCCCATAAGGAAGTGCGACGCTTTCCCATTCATGCTGCAGGTCCAGTATCATTTCCAGTTCTTTCGGGTCAATCGGGCCCTCCTGCGCGGCCGCGGCTCTGAGTTGATTCCCGAACATTTTCCCGTGTTCGGTGAAGGATCCACCTTCTACGGTCATGAGGAATCCGGCCGATACCACAGGAGTAAGGGCGTTTAATCCCCAGGTTGCAGCGATTAAAGGGGCCTGTTGAAAAACAGTATTGGTAAGGGCAGCACCTCGTTCGGCCAAAGAGCCCTCCATGATATTCACTTTGGCCAAGTCCTTTTCCCATTCGTCATCCAGCTCGGACATCCATCCGGCCCAGTTCTCTATGAAATTTGGTTCAGATTTTTCGAGTTTCTGATTGACATCGTATTTATCCCATTCGATTACATGTTCTTTCCGGATTTTCTGGAACTCATGGAAGAAAACAGCCGGATGAGTGTATTGACGTTCGAGAAGTTCTTTTGTTTTGGCCTCTCCTTCTGGAGTAAGTTCTTCGGCCTCAATTTTTCTGGTAGCAGTTCCCACTGCATGGAGTACACCGGTTATCAGGCGGTTTGTTCCTACGCCCAGGGACTTGAGGATCTGGACATTACTATCTGTTTCGGTGGGATAGATAGTCCGGTGTCCCATACTGTAAGCACGGAAATCCATGGTAGCAGGTGCATCAAATTCTTTGCTGGCTTCTTCTTCAAGTTTCTCCTGAGTTGGAGGGGTGCCTGGTTCATCTTCAAATAAGGATGAAAAGAAATTATCCTTTTTTGTGCGCTTCTCTGATATCTTGGGTGCTGATTCATCGACCTCGCCGCCTAAGAATTTTTCAATATTAAATAATGCACGTTTGGCTTCTTTGGCTACAGTTTTCGGGTCTCTTTCGGTGCTTGGAATTTCAGTAAATTTCCCCGCTTCAGCATTAGCTCTTCCAACTTTTTTAATAAGTTTTTTCGTATCGCCTATTCCAGCAACATGAGCAATTGCTGCGAGCTTATCACTACCACCAAGACCTTCTTTATTTTCATTGAATAATCTTATTCCTATGTAAATATTCTGGTCACGATTATAAGGATTGAACTTTGTACGGCGCGGGAAATCTCCATCTTCAACTGCCTTTTTAATAATATCATTACCAGTTTTCTTTACGACCTGGAAATATCCTGCAGCAGATGAAGCTCTCTTTCCTGTCTCGGGATTCCTTACCCCAGTTCTTATGTTCCTAAATTGACTTTCAGATCCGATAAGACCAAGCATCCTATTAGGATCAATTTCAAATTTTTCTGAATATTTTCTTACTGATTCAAGATCATCAGATCGAAGTGATTTCTTTTTTTCTAATAATCCATGTTTCTTAAGTTGACTTTCAGCATCTTCCCTGATTGCAGGTACTTTAGGTTCAGTAATTTCTAATTCTTCTGTAATTGATTTTGCCGTTGGTTCGGTTACAGTAGGTTCAGTCACCTCCTCTTCCTCTCCTTCAAAGAGGTCTGATAGAATATTTGTTTTTGGTTGGAGGGTTTCTGTAGGCTCAATAGTCTGAGTAGGCTGAATCGTATCTTCAGTTTCTTCTTCCTCAAATAGTGAGCCAAATAAAGATGCCATTATTCAGTAGGTGGTTTTTTCTTAGAAAGCATTTTAAAAAGGTCTGGGAATCTTTTTCTCATAATCATTGTATCTGGAGCATCCCATTCGATTGTCGGTTTATTCTGAGATTTCATTTTTTTGTCAAACATTTCTTTTATCTCAGCTACAGTTTTGGTCACTCCGGTATCTGCATTAATGACAATAAGATCTTCATCTTTAATAGATGATATGAAATAAATCTTTTCATCATCTTCCAAACCAGCAAGATTATAAGTAGTTACTGTTTTTCCCTTTGTATCTACTGTCTCATTGACAACAGTTGCTCCCTTATCTTGTAATTCTTCCACAGTCGGAGGAAGAACAATATCATCGGCATGATTATCATTATAAAGATCAATAACAGCAGAAATATTAGAGTCTCCATTATACATATGCCTCAATTCTTCAAAGTTACCATCCCTTACATTTTGCATAATGTCATGTGCGATTTTTTTATTTCCACCTGGGGTTTTAATAAGGTTGGCTTCCATTTTATCCATTCTAGCTCTTTGCCTGAGTTTAAGAGCTGTTGCACTGTGTTTTTCTTCTGCCGCTTCCCTCTGACTTTCAGTTTTTCCTTTAGCTATTTTTCCTTCCCATTCAATTGCTCTTTTTTCTGCGGCATTTGCATTTTTAATGAGGGCATCAAATGCTTTTTCATCTGCTTTATCAAGTTCTTCCTCAATTTTCTTTTCTTCTTTTTCTCCCTTCTCTTCAGCTTTTTGTTTAGCAGCAAATACATCGGTGATAGAAGTATCATAAATACTTTTCATAAGATTCACAGATTTAGCATCACCAAAAGCTCTCATAAGTTTATTATTTGAAGCTCCCTTTTCAGGATCATTGATGGGTTGTCCATCGGTTCCAAGTATTGGAAGGTTTATCCCTTTATTTTCAATAGCCCACAATGAAAATTCATTATAAGCCGGCATTGCTCCTTCACCTTTTTTTGCGGCTTCAATTCTTTCTGCTATTCCAGGTTGTTTATTGAATTCACTTATAAGGCCCTGAACGTAATCTTGCATTCCAACTTCTTCGAATTTTTTGATCTGTTCTTTTATAACACTATTGTCCGGATCAGCGAGGACTTCATTAACAGATGGAGCTTTAAAGGTAAGTGACTCGGATCCCCAATCTGCTTTATGATTTGATGTTAATACTCTCCAATCAGCATAGCCTCCCATATAAGTAAGAAGTTCTTTTTTCGAAAGGCCCTTCAGTTCTGAAGTAAGCCTTTTCCTTAACCTTGATTCTTCCGGTGTAATAACTGTCTGATGTGCTTTAGGTCCTGTACCTTTTGCCATTCTTGTAAAGTCTTCTTTAGATACCATTTGAACACCAGTAGTATCCACACCTTCTTCAAGTTGAGCGGCAGGTACACCTTCAGGTGGGGGCGGTTGCTTAAAAATAGGTTCTGGTTCCTTGCTCCTGAATATTCCTTGGGACTCACGCTGTTCCTGAACTTGTGTTTCAATGATATAATTTCTCATTGAATTTTCAGACATTTTATTTTCTTCGATAAGCCTCATTTTTTCTTGATGAAGTTCTTGTTCTGGAAGTGCTCTAACAGCAGAACCAAATGCAGAACCAATTTGAGCAACACCAGTTGCGACACTCTGTCCCATTGCCCTAGTATATGGTGATGGATCGAAGGGTTGTATTCTCGGTATAGCCATTATGCCCTCTGTTTTTGTAACTGCATAAAAGTATTTCTTGCAGCTCGGTTACTATTAAGCATGTTAGTTAAGTTACCTAAGATAGTTTGGGTTTGATTAAACCTCTGTCCTGCTTGTTGAGTTTCAAGAGCTTCTTCTTCAAGTTTCATTGTTCTTGCGAACCGTCTTTCCTCACGTACAGATTCTTCCTCTGCAAATTTAATATTAAGTCTTTCAGTTCTTTTGGCTTCTTTCTGAGCTTGCTTAAGGGCCCTTGATTGAGACCAAATAGAAACACCAGTACCTATTAAGGCAGCAGCTGCGGTTATACCTGCTCCAATTAAAACAGCCATATTAGACTCCCATTATCTGTCGTACGTTTTCCTTATTTAGATTATCAAGAAATTTCTTTTTCTCAGGTTGAATATTCATGCGGTTTATCATTGTATACCTGTCTGGATCAAAATGAAGACCTGGAATTAAATGATACCATAGGTGTTCAATTTCTGTGATGTTGTCCAGGTCTTCATATTTTATGATATGAGGATCATATCGATTCTTCAGGATTTCAAGTTTCTCAAGTGACATGTCAAAGAATTTTTTTTGTTCATCATTAAGAGTTCCGAAAAATGCTGTGAGACTGTTAAATACATCTATTGGATCTCTTTCGACTATGGCAAGTCTCCAAAGCTCGCTTAATTGGACAATATCATCAAAGTAAAATGGTACTCCGCAGTCAGCGGTTCCTATATAGGACTCAGCCCTATTGGCCATTACATGATGAAGTTCCATATAATTACTTCCATAATTAATAAGTTCATGAAAGCAATACGAATCTTTGTAAGTAAAGAAATTTGACAGCCATGCTGTCCTTGACCTCGGTAGGCCTGTGATGAAAAATCTGTTCATCGATCTATCTCCTAAACGTTGTGATCTCCTGTATGAAATACTGTTTCTTCACCTATTCTGTTTCCGTCTGCGTCAACTTCCCATCCTAACATATGACCAGCTCTATGCCAATTATTTATTCCAAGTGGGGCATTATAGATATATTCAAAATCATGAATATAGTCCAATTCATACCTTTTATCTCCTATAAGTATTATTGGACCTCTTGAATCTGGATCATTAACATCACGATAAGATCTAATATGAGCATCACGATTTGATCCAAGATTAAGAGTTCTATTTAACGTGGTTGTGTCAGTAGAAACGGGTACAATTCCTTGGTCTCTTAACCATGCCTCAACTTCATGTCCCATGTCTGGAGTGGGTATATCAGAAAGTACCCTGGCATTTGCATCTAGGTATCCAGCGTCCCTTAGTTGTCCCAAGACATCAGGGTTATCATGGACATTCATCAGATCGGTTGATGTAAAGTTACTAAGAGTAATTTGATTTTCTCCTGGTGTTTCTCCTACGTTGACAAGATTATCACCTAACATTTCAAGTCTTGTAAGAGGATCTTCTTCACCTTCTATCATTTCGGGAGTAGGTTGCGTTGGGGTTGTTAAATTAAACAGTTCCCAAAGAGGATTTTCGACATCAACGTCTATATCACCAGAATCATTGACATATAATCCGCCAGTTGTTTGAAGGTTTGCAAGAGCAAGACGTACAGCTTCAGAACCATTCTTACCGGCATATGTGAATGAATCAAGGGTCGGATATTTTGTGGATCCATCTTCATTCGTTATACCACTTACCATACCCCATAATTCTGTTTCGGACATTCCGGATGTAGATGCCCATGCCTCGGACTGCATAGCCCTTCTTGCATTGATGGTATTAACAATCCATTTTTCTGCATCAGTTCCTTGAACGTTATCTTTGGTAACTTGTTGGTCAGGGTGCATTGCATTCCAGGCACGAATACCATCTGAGACCACATCAGTATTTAAAGCATCATCGTTAAGGCTCCATATCCCGTTGGCTCCAAGTGTGGCAAATTCGAAATCAGGAGAGACAAGATTGAAGTCTGCATCCATATTTGCTATGGAATCTCCGAATATTCCTTGCTGTCTGGAATCAATCATATTTGAATAATCGACATTTATTCCGAAGTGGTCACTCCATATTTGACCAGCAGCTTCATAGTTTTCGGTGAGAAGAAGAGTCTCAATTTCAGCCATTTTCATACCATGATTATTAATCAGATTTTCCATAGCATAGTTTAAATCAAATCTGCGAACATCCTCACGGAACTGATCAAGGGCGAGGCCAAATTCGCTGTCCCATCTTCTTATACCCTCATCGAAAGTTGCCCAAAACTGTTCATCCATTTTCTGAACTTTATCATATTCGAGTCTGATGTTTTCCCAGTCAAGACGCAGGTTCTTTGAAAACTGTTCCTTCATTTCATTAAACTGTGCGACATCAAGTCCATAATTAGCTACAGCAAGATTGAACTGATCTCCGTATTGACGTTTCATTTCTTCAAATTGAGTTCCGGATTCGGCAAGACTTGCGAGTTGAAGGACTGCAGTTTCAGCACGTTCGACAGCAGCCAAGGCTAATTGTCCTTGAAGACCGGTTTTGGCTAATTCTGCATCTCTTTTGCGTGTTGCAATATTAGCCGCCAAGGATCCACCGGTTAAACCAATTTGAGCTGCAGCCTGGGCCGCGGCCATATTACCTGCGGCCAATTGTCCAGAAAGTTTTTGCATCGCAATTTCACTTGCAACTTTAGAAGCTGTTCCTTCGCCTTTTGCGATAAGTTGAAGTTCTGCAATCTGGTCATCCAAAAGTTTCTCAAACATTTTGGATCGTTCGGTTTGAGGCATCTGCCTTAGATTTGCAGGAACGAATGGTTCAAAATCAAATTCTCCAGGAGGAGGTTTTGGCTTATCAGGATCATAATCTTCGGAATATTCAATGCTGGTCTGTACTTTCTCACCTTCTTCAGGAACTATTGGTTCACCTTCATATCCGATTGCCTGAAAAGTTTTTGGATCAACTTCTTCACCAAATTCATTCCTCATTACGGTTCTGGTGGTTGTGACTCCACCCTCTGTTACTGATTCATCATTGATAGAATAACCAGCAGGCATAACTTGAGTATAAAGTTGTTTGGCTAATTCAGAAGCCGTATTATCCACAAACTCATGACTCTCTGCTGTTTCAGGAGCATCAGGAGTGATAACAGGCTGTTGAGTATCAATTACACTTGTTTGTGCTGTTTGCTTTGAAGCCGGAGTAATTGTCTGTTCTGGGGTAGTTATTGTCGAGCTTTGTTGTATAGTAACAGGATCATCCGGTTTTATAGGTTCAGCAGGTTTTTTTATTCCAAACATTTTTTCAAATGCTGAAACTCCGGCATCCGTAACAGTTGGAGTTCCAAATTGAGCTCCTTTTCCTTGCATCTTGGTTCCAAAATTACCACGAGGGAGAAGGGGTTCCTGACCTAATTTCTGGTCTGATGGGAGAGGTTTTGCTGGTTGATTTATATTCCCGGCAGCCTTCATTTCAACAGCATTCTGAACGGCTGAGGGGCCTCCTGCAGCTCGTACCAGGGGAGCGGGGGTCACATGTTCATTCTCATGATAGACACCGGCAGGCTCCGCATCCTGGGCCCTATTATCCGGACCACGCCCTGTAAAGCCATTGGATAGACGAGGCTTCATGGTATTACTTAACATACTCTGTGGAGCAGGTTGACCGGATGGTTGAAGGAAGCCACGATACTTCCTTTGCATAGACCTTATAAAGGCCTGGTTTTCTTCAGTGACCTTCGGCATAGTAAACTCCTAGCTGTAATGATCTCCTAAAATAAGAATTGTTTCGGTGGTGGTTCCTGATTTGATGATTTCTTCGACACCGATTTCATATATCCTATTTGTTTCAAGTTTCAAAGTAACCTGGTTTCCATTAAAATCTTTGGCAACTACGTCTTCAACTGAAGATGCAGCGGCCATGATCATAATGGCTTGAGGAATCAGGTTATAATCATTGGAACCGGATTCATTATTCCTTTGAGTGGTGAGGTTTAAGTCACCGCTTGCCACGGCACTTGTGACATCAATAAATCTTCTGTAACCTTTCATCTTAGCCTCCTAATCCATTAAAAAATCTGTGCTTTCTCCCTGATTTTTAAGCAGTAAAACCATTCCCTTTTCGATACGTTGAATCGCTTTGCCGTTATCATCAGACTCTTTGCCAATTCTTTCCTTGAAACGCTGAATGTTGTCATGCCTTTCTTTGCAATCGACATTATTTACTTTTTCATCCAGAATTTCTTTCATGGCCTGTTTGCTGTTATTCTTAACATTGCTTCTATGATTGAAGTATGTTATTGCTACTCCAAAAATAGTTGCAACGGTTCCAATTGTTACAGCATCAACTGAAATGTTCAAATCAAACTCCTATCATCAGAACGTTATCAGGAAGAGTGGCATGGCTGCTGGTTTTCCAAATTTCTCCTGTAGCAGCTCCAGCTCCAACCTGGGTGGCTCCGGATTTGATGGTTAGAATATAATGATTTCCGACCGTCTGTACATGGCCTCCTTCAATTAATCTGTGGGCCTCAACATCAAGGACAATGAATTTCCATTGTTTTGCAGTAGGATCCCATGTAAAATAGGTACGGCCGGCAACAACCAGGGAAATACCCGAATATCCATAAAGCAATTGAGACCTGTCTGGTGCGGTAAAAAAGCCATCCGGAGTCGGGGCCGTAGTACGGCGCCAGGGCAATTTAAAATGAATTGCCGACCGGCGTTTTTGTCTGGTATCCATGTTTGCCATTATGGTCCAGTTACCACCTTTCCAAGAGTTGCGACAGATCCATTATCGGTATCTGAAGATTTCTGGTCAACGACAGAACCAGCATCATTGTAAAGTTGGTGTGTAGTTCCATCGTGGTCTTTTTTGTTTCGCCAAGCCTTATAGAGGTATCCGATTTTGGTAGTAAGAGATACCGTTGCTCCTGGAGTTCCTTGACCTGGTTCAGCATAGGTATCTGTATTCAAGGCATCAACGATTTCATCATTAACATCGGTTTTACCCTGGGAATTAAGCTGAACCTCCTGACCGGCATTAAGATCAACTGCTGGGTGTGAACCATTGACATTATTATAATCAATTCCAGCTTCACCTGTTGTTGCGATATCAAGAGTCCGACCGGCAACTGTAGGTTTAAGAGCCCCATAATCAGAAAGGGCTGTGTCTGCTTGAGCATTAATATTTGGAAGATTTACATTGTCAAGTTCATTCGGAGTAATGCTTCCATTTCCAACATAGGTCCATGCTCCATTAAGATAAAGTGAACCGGCAGAAGGAGAATCCATTGAAAGCCTACCATATCCACCATTGAAATATGCAGTCGCATTTGCATTCATACCATTGAGAGTAAGAAGGTCAATACTGGTATTTGAAAAGACAAGGTTCTGAGCTGCGGACGGAGAATTCATATTTATGAGGAATTGTCCATCTTCAAATGTACATTCATGCAGAACAATAGAACCAGCTTCAGATCCATTTAATATGAATTGATTATGAAGCACACATCTTACAAATCTTTCATTATTCACATTTGTAATAGCATCAATTCGACAATCATAAAATGTATTGCTATTAGAATCTGAGTGTCTGGTTCCTGTAATATTAAGACCTCTGACAACACAGTCTGCTAAGTAATATGAACCTGCACCAAAATCAACTTCTACGTTTGACTCTCTCACGCCAAAAAGTTCAACGCTTGATATGTTTGCATTTACAGCCGGAGGATTGAGGACATATATTTTTCCGAATCCCGTACTATCAGCAAGTGTTTGAGCATCAGACCAATTATCGACAGGATTGTCTGGTGTTCCATGAGTACCGATAGTGGTTCCATTTAATCCAGAAGAATCAAGCCAAATACCTCCATTATACACTGAAAGTTTGGTATCATTTTGAATGGCAGTTACTTCTGCAGAGCTGGCTACATTTCCACCAATGTTCAGATAATCCATATATCCAGCTCTTGCAGCGGAAAGCCTGGAAAGTAGAGTATCCACATCAGCAGGTATGTTTGTAGGTCCAAGTTCATCCAGATAACCAGCACGAACAGCGGTAAGGCGAGTTTCAAGTTCATCGACATAGGCTTTTATCTGAGCAAGGCCGTAGGTCCCATCGGTGACCTCTGCGTATGAATCTCCTGTTTGTGGTGTGTGGCCATTCAGATTATCTAAATAGCCGGCACGTGCGGCCGTAAGGCGTGATTCGAGTTCGTCCACAAGACCCTCAAGGACCGATAGCCCATAGGTCCCTGAAGTTACTTCAGCATAGGAATCTCCGGTCTGAGGTGTATGACCGTTCAGATTATCAAGGTACCCTGCCCTGGCCGCGGTCAAGCGAGTTTCGAGCTCATCAACCAGTGTCTCTATAGCGGCCAGGCCGTAGGTTCCATCACCGAGTTCAGAAATGACAGTATCAATTTTGGTCTCATTGGCATTAATTTCAGTTTCAAGATCATCTTGAACAGAACTGGCTTCTGGAGATGCGGTTGCACCAGGAATATTTTCTCTCATCGCATTGACGATAACTTTCTTATTGGCATCAGTATCAGCAAGACTTGCGCTGCCCGGGGCTGCATCATATCTTGCGCTTCCACGCATTTCATAAAGGGCAACAGAACCCTCTTCCCATCCAAACTTAAAATTAAGTGCCTCTTCATTATCACCTGAACTGAGTTTAAGCCACATGTGATAAAGACCGGTTCCATCTTTGACAAGTTTGGAAGTTACTCCTGAAACACCGGAGGCATCAAGAGCTGCACCACCATCTGTTTTGAAAAGGCGGCTGGTAATTTCGCCATCGTCACCGGTAATCTTGACACCAAGATCATCACTATCAGGATCTTCCATGTTTCCATCAGAATCCTTAAGAGCAACTTCTATGAGGTAATATTCATCACCGGCATCTGGAATAAGATAATGACCTGCGACAGATGCTGAGAGCCTGGTTACATTGGATACCCCATTTATTGAAGTTTGCAAGGCAGTCAATGTTGTTTGGAGGTCAAAATCCAGCTCGTCCAGGTAACCAGCACGTACCGCAGACAATCGAGAAAGGAGTGTATCGATATCAGCTGGAATATTCGGAGCATTGAGCTCATCCAAGTAACCGGCTCGGGCAGCGGTGAGTCGTGAAAGAAGTGTATCAATATCGGCCGGAATATTAGCGGCCTGAAGTTCATCCAGGTACCCTGCTCTAGCAGAAGTAAGTCTTGATAATAAGGTATCAATGTCAGCAGGGATATTTGCAGCGGCTAATTCATCCAAATATCCGGCTCTGGTTGTTGTATAATTATCATCCAGAGTTTTAAGGCGCTCATTAATTGAGTCAGCAGTGGGTGAACCAGGAATTGCAGTATCAAGTGCATTGTCAACTTCTGCATTGACATTGGTTTTATTAACGTTTCCTTCTTCATCTGGAACAATTGCACCACTATCAGTAACTTTAAAGTTTCCAGATACTACCGCAGTACCGGCTGAACAAGTTGCCTCAAAAATAACTTCCCCCGCACCTGAAAGATTGAGATATGAGTTCGCATTCATATTCCTCACTCTAAGAACACCGTGGAAATTACTCATCTGGACATAACTTGCCGCTGCTGGACTTGAAAAATCCAATAGAGCTTCTAATGATGGATTTTGTCTTGAACTATAGCAGCTATCAAAATGAACTTTTCCTCCATCATTAACACCTGCAATTTCATGTATTTGGCATCTTTTATATGTTCCATTTGGATTGGCCACATTAAGTGAACAATCCTCGGCCATAATTGATCCTTTATCTGTACTTGAATCCATGTAGACGTTTCTGAATAGGGCACCAGTGACAGTAGCTGAATTATCCCAAGCACCAGCGGCACCACCTTCATCTATAGTATGAGAACCGACTCCTATAATTTCCCAATTGGAAAAATCAGCACCAAGAACTAAGCTGCTTGCTTTTGTAACATATATGCGATGGATACCGAGAGCAAGACCTATTGTCCTACAAGCATCATCAGATGAAACTGGATTATCCGGTGTACCATCAGTTCCGAGAACAGTATTTGTATTTGCGGCACCTTCATCAAACCAAACACCACCTTGATATATTGATATTTTTGTGTCACCCTTTATTTGATCTATATCAGCCGGTAAGTTTGCGGCGGCAAGTTCATCAAGGTAACCAGCTCTGGCAGATGATAATCTGGATAACAATGTATCAATATCAGTTGGAATATTTTCCGCAGACAATTCATCAAGATTGGATGCCCTGGCTGCTGTTAATCTGGAAAGGAGAGTATCAATGTCTGCTGGTATGTTGGCTGCACCCAGTTCATCAAGATAGCCGGCCCTGGCTGCTGTAAGCCTGGTTTCCAATTCATCAACGTAGGCTTTGATGACAGATAAACCATAGGTTCCAGAAGTGAGTTCAGCATAATTATCACCAGTTTGAGCAGTATGGCCATTGAGGTTATCCAGGTAACCAGCACGAGCCGCTGTGAGCCTTCCTTCCAGTGTACTCACATCGGCTTTATAATCATTGAGAGTTTCTGAAGGAACGCCTTTTTGGTTCTTACCGCCAAAAGTGGTTCCCGTACTGTGGTCTGCAATAGGCTCTTCCCACACACCATCGGCAATTTCATTAACTGCATCAGTAGCCAGAGCTGCTGCATTAATTGCATTGGATCCGAATTTAGCAGCCGTGATTGCTCCATCCTGAATAGCAGAAGCAGTGATAAGATTATTGGTAATTTCATCAGCGTGGACCTGAAGTTTATCGGTCCCTTTAACCATAGAATTATAAACTTGAGTAGGAATCATATCATAGGAAACAGATCGAAAAGGAAGAACACCTGTGCAAAATCCAACTACTGTAAGAATACCTTCTTCGGTATTATTAAACGATGCTCCACCTGAAGCAGGGAGTTCAAGTTCATAATATCCTTGATCAGTATGGGCCCAGTCATAATCTCCACCGGTTGTTGGAGTAATTGCAGTTGTTACAATAGTTCCATCATGCTTTTCAAGAATAGCATCAATTTCCATACCGGCTTGATCATAAGTAAGAGCTTCTTCACGAGATTTAAAATCGGTATCATCGATACAAGGACCGAGGATAACTTTGATTGCGGTATCTACTGGTTTGTAAGGCATCGTTTTCCCCTATTGACTATTTATTCCTGTCCTAAAGAACCATGGATGTTTTGTAGAAACTGCTGGTGATTGTGGTGTTCCTACACTAATAAAATTATACGGGTCATCCCATGAACTGTAATATGTCGCCCAATAATTATCGCCTTTGTTGTAATCAATCATTATCATTACTTCATCGAATAAAGCATTGGCTTCATCCGAAAAAAGGTCTTGGCCGATGTCACAGATTTCCTGAAGCCTTAAAGCATACATGGCATCCCATGTCAATGTACCAAGTGAAACGCCGTTTCGATATAATTCAGACTGTCCCGTGTCTACGTTATATCTTAAAGCTATGTGATACTCTACGCCATCAGCAAAAGTGCCGGTTTCTACATGTTCATCGCCACCTTCACCGTCATCGTTTCCAACAACAGTTATTCCTAATTCATCAAATTCATTGTCGATGAATAAATTAAAGTCACCATTATTGGTATCACCAGCACTACTGAAAATCGGTATATATATGTCAGCATCGTCAGGTTCGACCCACATTGAGAAGACTACGATGTCTTCGGCAGTAGTGGATAGGCGATTAGTGTTAAAATCTATGAAGTCACCCGCACCGTCTAAGTCCTGGCGATAAGTAGAAACAGTACCTGTTCTTTGATCTGGAAGTCCGCCATTTTCTTCGGCATCCGTACCATTTCCAGACCTATCATCGTAAATAATTCCTGTACCGCTAGATACATCAAGTTCATTTGCATAAAGACATGAACTGTATACATCATTAATACCACCAGTTGCAGCTTCTCCTGGTTGAGTCTTGCTGCCTCCAGCATTGTACCAGACATAAACAGTTTGATTTGAACCTGTGGTATCTATTCCAAGAGCTATTTCACAATCAGCGTTGGCAGGATTATTATCAGTAGTAATGTAACGGATATGAATTGGTAGAAGATTTTCTCCAGCTTCATCGGAAGTAACCCGAATGTCACCGCCATTTGCCTGGCATGGATAACTACCATCAGCATCGAACATTTCTTGAGGAAGATTAGAATTAAGGACAACCCCATCCCACCATAGTTTTGCAACGAAGTCAGATGGTGAACCTGAAACTTCTGTACCCTGTATAGTTATAGGGCAGTATCTATTCCATCCTTCGTCTGGTAAGGCCATTATTCAATTTGATTCTGATCTACCACATTCTTAATGGTGTTAAGTTTTGCTTGGATATCTGAAACCTCGGTTCTTATAGCGTTACCGAAATATTGAGGATCATCATTCATACTTTCAGCCGCATTTGTAACATCAGTAAGAGCACTATCTACTGTGCCTTTTATCTTTGAAAGTATATTTTGAATGACAGTAAGTTGCCGAGCTGAGTTTGCTCTATATGCTACTTTGCTGATTTCACTTTTCTTCGGCATTATTCACTCCTTTTTTTAACCATCCACATAAAATTTCTGATTTGATTTAAGATAAAAATCCGCGCCAGCTCTTACATCGCCATTTGCGGCAAGTTGTAAATTCTGTTTATCTGTTTCTGAACCGATGAAACCATCATCCTGAGATTCGAAATTCGGAGCATGAAGAGTTTCAGTTGGGGTTTTATAATTCAAATTTGGATTATCCTCAACCAGGTCGCCATCTGCATCGGCAAACGGAACTGAATGCTCTTCAAAAGTCGGTAAACTCGGACCCGGGGTTCCCCCTCCTGGGGTCGTCGCTTCGCCCGTACTAGTTGGTGGAGTATAAACAGTTTGGCCTGCAGATTGGCCGACCGGAGTTGAGAGAACAGATCTGAGCCTATTCCAAATTGTTGCAATATCATCTTGGATCGCCTGAAATTTATCCTTATCATCCGTAAGCATATTAAGCCTAGTCGGATGATCCGGCATTAATTTTGTGAGGGCATTAGACATATTCCCTCGCAGGTATAAGTGAAGCGCCATCATGGCTAAATACATCACGTTGATAATACTCGGCTGCTTCATCAGTGATTTTCTTGTTGTATAGCCGAAAATCAAACATTGATAAAACGAGGTCGTTCCATGTTCCTACGTAAACTTGATTGCTTGTTGAAGCTGGTAAATCAAAAGTTCCTATATCATATGATGTGACAAGACCATCTTCATCCCAAAGTTGTATTGACCCGTATATTTCTTCAACCAGTGTCGATTGGATTTTAATGATATACCATTTACTGATTTCAATATCATATTCCCAGATTAAATTTGTATTATCGTAGACTTTTATTTTTCTATCCCATGGAGGATAATCAGCATAGATATATACATGAAGTCTTTTGCCTCCTGAGATGATTTCTTTGTAGATATCAGATGTGGCATTACTTGATGAACCACCACCATATCTAAAGCCTGTGATGATTGTTCTTCCATTAACGAGATTCAGATTATTGAATACCAGTCCTTCGCCTTGGACATCTGGTCTCCATGCTGTCCTATAAACTCCGGAGAAATCAGGACCAAAATCATCATCAAGTACCGGATTCGTATCTGCGTAAAGACCTGTGGCTCTATTTCTTCCTTTTGGAGGCTGTCTTGAAAGCCATATAGATAAATCACTCGAAAGTGCGCTTTGATAATCTGTTTCTTTTATTACGATTTCAGGTGCTATACGGCGGCGAAGAGTATCATAATAATTTTTAATACCAACACAGCGAAGCTCTGATGCAGTACCAGATATCTCTGTCTGGATCCTGTAATCCTCAATTTGATAAGGATGTACTATCGTGGCTTTTGGTTCGGTCGTATCAACTTGTGATTCTGCAACTGAATTGCCATTAATGTATTTCTTACAAGTTATAATCTGGGCATCACGGAAACCATAACTATCATATCCTGAACCATCCTTGTTCGCCTCGTCTTGAGGTCTTAAATTCAGGTGTTCTTCTGTAAATCTAAGTTTAAATTCATGGTCTTTATCAGCATGTTCTCGTAATTTAATTGACCATGTAATTTCTGTTCCATCAGTGTCTGTATACTTATCAGTCCATCTGACAGGAAGGCTTTCTACTGAAGGAGTTTTTCTGGTGCAGATGAGCCAGGGTAAACCTTTTTCATTATCGAATGCTATTGTAATCGATGTTCCTTTTTCAGTTATGACTCTGAGATAGTTGGCCTGCAGTTCAGGAAATATCCAATCTGCTCCGGTTATCTCGGTGAATGAATATCCCTGTTGTCTTTCAATTGCTAATCTCCAGCATTTTGTTGACCTGGTTAAAGATTCGTTTACCAGATCATCTGTAGTTGTGGTTGCAAAAATAAGCAGGCCATAGAGGTTTGGTTCATAATATGCTGTAATTTCATATCTGAATTGTTCAAACTCAGTATTGATGTGGGATCTTCCTTGTTCATCATATAAAAGATTCGGACCATACCTGGCGCCATCGAATATTCTTATTCCAGGTTCGCTTGTAATGACCAATTTCTTACCTGTCGCAAAATCAGTTACACCCTGTTTATCCATGATTCCGACATAACTGTCAACCAGGCTTAATCCTGAAAGAATTGAAATGGCTTCTCCGACACGTTCATCTGTTATGACCTGGCTACTGTTTGTCTGTTCACGCCATGTTGAATTACTACAGTAGATAATGAGCTGATCCGGCATTTCCTGTAATTTTTTAATCGTATCTTTCACGATTTCAAATTGATAATCAGCTCTATGATGGCCGGCCAAGTACCGATACTCTGCATTCAAATTGCAATAATGAAATTGTGTTCCATCTATTTCTGCAGTTACTAAAAAACCAGGTACTGTTGCACCTAATTGACCAGAGGGCATTCCTGTCCAAAATCTACTGAGAACAGGGAAATCGGCAGAACGAGCCTCAAGATCCGTATCTGTTACATTATCGTTGAAATTTCTTCCAATGAGGTCAATTACAAGCGCCCGATCAGTTCCATCACCGCCAGTGCCATCGACTTCAAAAGTTGTGGAAGTCAGATATTTTCTGATAATATTTACATGGCCACTATCCCAGTAACATGATTTACCTTCATCGGAACTGGATATTGTTCCATTGGAAAGAGTTACAATATTTCCGGAACGTGTACCTGTAAGAATGGTACTCGCACCTATTGCGCATTCATTGGATCCGGAGGGTAATACATCTGCAACATTAATTGATGTTGTGCTGTTTACCTTTACAATTTGAGTATAACTATAAGCTCCGGCTGGTGTTCTAAAATAAAGCCAACTTCCTAAATCATCAAGAGAAAATTCACCCTGGGATGCTGTGACTGCAACACCAGCATAACTCACTTTCATGCAGGCTGCTACACGGACATCCTTGAGCCATATGAAATATTGATTATTCCTAACTGCATTTCCACCTATTCGCCAAGCAGGTCCTAATGTCAAAGTAGCGTAAACTGAAAAATGCGTTTGTCCACGTGTGGAATTATTAACGAGTGCTGGTGTGCTTCTGTTACCTAATACACCCCATATAGTAACAGCAACATATGATATTGAATCTAATTTTCCTGTGGTAGTAAAATCAGCTCCAGCATCAGGAGCTGTAGGGGAGCTAATGGCACTTACATCAACATCAGGTTCTCCTGAAGAAATTACGAGATAACCATCTGTATCAAAATTAACCTGGATATATTCATACTCAGGAAAAGAGGCTTTTAATTCAGTTTCCATATAGGCGGCAATATCTTCCCAGGTATTCATGCCTTTCTTATAGGCAGAATAGTGAACATCACGAGTCTCAGTACCTATAGTAATACTAAAATCGGCATCACTATATCGCAGCCATGATTTAAGATAATGTCCAGTGGATTCTCTTACATCACATTTTGCAACAAGGTCTACATATGTTGAACCAAAGGTATAGGCAGAATCATTACCCCAGTACATCGGGCGCCACATTTCAATATAATCAATATAGTCTGTTGATTCATCAGCACGATTACTTCCTGATTCTTTGATAATCCGTGAAGTTCCATCAGCGCGGTTTCCTGTGAGAAGACCATCCATCCAGGTATGAGTATAAATATACCTGCGGCCAAAACGATTCATTGTCGTTTCTTCATCTGTGGGCCCATAATTGGTCTCTGTGGTAATATTATTAATAGTATTTGCAACAACACTGCAATTAATCCTGAATATCCTTATTGGATCAAGACGAGTATCGATTTTATACATTCTTCTATCGTTAAATAGAAAAACATCTTCGTCAAATTCTGCAAATGAAGATTCAGTGCTGAATGGTGTATCACCAAAACCAGTATAAATCCTGGTCATAGAAGAAAAAGTCAAATCGGTATGATAAACTTCTCTTCCACAAAGCATAAATATTTTCTGAGATTTCTGATGCCAGTATAAAGCATTAATTCTTCCACGGAAATATCCAGTTGAAGCCCCTCCATTGGCCTGGTCACTTGCAACATCGAATTCAGTTGAACTGACGTAATTGGTTATCCAATCGCATATTCCACTATCCCATACGAAAACACCATGTTCCATATGACTTCCATTTGGAACAGTCGTAGATGAAAGTGTAATTCTATTGCCGACTTTTGTCGCAGCATGGGCTGAGTCACCACCCTGGGCAAGGATCCCGTTGGTACTGAGTCTGGCATTACCAGGTCTTATAAAGAATTGGTCACCAAAGAGAAGTGCGTTTATAGCTTCAGCTACACCACCCTTTGGTAATTCTGTTGCGGGAATATCTTTATAAAGTGAAGTAAATACTTCCTGTTCCCATGGAGTAATGGGATCGGCCCTTTTGGGTACTGGCTTTTTTAAGAACTTCATTCTTCATTTCTGGTAATCGTATAGGTGAGCCCTTGCTCCCCTTCATTCATCTCAGCCTGAAACTGCTTCTGATAATTTTCTTTGATGAAGGCGAGGGCTTCTATCCAATTCCCATTCTGATGTGCTTCGAGCAGTTTAAGGGCTGTTGGAATTAAAATAGTGAGATGATGTTGTTCAGGAATTTGAGTTTCGATTCCTTCTGAAAGCAATTCCGCTGGTTTCTTATAAGCCAGTATGTGATAAACATCAGTTGTGTCTCCTGGATTTAAAGTAAACCTAACTTTTGGATGGATACCACGAATCGCATCTTCCGTATGGATTTGATAGAATCTATAATATTCGATTCCATTATATTCCATAAGTTGATGAGGCTGTCTGAGATTAGGCTGCAAATTATATTCAACTTGCAAAGCCTGTCTTAAAGTATTGGCAAATGGAGCCCTTACCAGAACCTGGGCCACACGCCAGACATCAACAGATAATCCGGTAGTGGCCTGGTTCATGGTATATTCATATATACTATCAGAGGTTGAAAATTTTGGGAGATATCCATCAGAGCCAAAAACCATTGACTGTTCATTTTCCTGTAACAATAATAGATTCTGAGCATCTTCAAGAATCTGAATAAGACTCTTATCACCAGTCCGATCCCAGGACTGAGCGTTCATTTTCAGAATATCTATTAATCGTTTGGTACTAGGCATTTATCAGTTCCGGTGCTCCTGTGGTTTCCTTTTTGATTGTTTCTACTGAACCAATCGGAGCTGGTTCTTCACCAGCATCAGTTTTCTCAGGTTCAGTTTCAGATTTCTCGGCTGTACTTACCATTTCAGCCTTCATTTCCTCTGGACCAGGATCTTCTTTGGATTCAATGGCTGCAACAGCTTCCTGAATTTCATTTTCCTTTTTGATTTCTTCGGCCTTTACTTCCACCAGTTTATCCTTTTGGGCCTGGAGGAATGCCATCTGTGCATCAATATCCTGGATACTGTCATCGGTTGTAATCTTATCAACAACAGGACCTTTTTTCTGAACTGTCTTTGTCGGATTTGCCTTGTGGTATTTATACCTGGCATGGATATCGGCATAGAGTTCAGGATCCTGGATGATGAAGAAATTCTCTTCCCAATGAGAAGCCAGGAGATCACGATTGTAACCTGTTTTTGAGAAGTACCCAGGCCCGGGATCATCATAGAGCCAGCAAATAAATTCTCTTTCGCTGTAATCAAATTCAAATACCATTGATTCGCCGCGGACTTCCCTGAAGTCAAATTTGGGCAGGCCCATTCCGTCCACACCCTTCTTATATCCTATGAGGGTTACAGCTCCGCAGATACTTATTTTTCTCTGCATTTGGCCGATCCTGTCACGATGAAGATAAATCTTCATAAACTTGTGACCGGCCCTTCTAGCTTCAATGAGTTGATTAAAGCTAGGGTCGTTTACATTCTGAATCATACTCTGCATTTTTATCTCCTTTATGGTTATATGGAGGGGGATTTTACCCCCCCTCCACAATTATACGGCGCGGACTAATAAGCCCATCTGTTCATGATACAGACCATCGAGCCGTAATATTCGATGGAAGTATCAGTCGGTGATGTCTGATCATAAGTAAGCATCTGAATGCCCCTTACGCCAGCATAACCAGTTCCCAGGATCCGGCCATAGTCATCCTCGTGTTTGACCATGTGCATTTTTTCAGGCTCCCACTTTACGAGGGCTCCCTTTCCATGCAGGATACCAGCATCCCTGGTATTGGCATTGGAATAGTTCCTGTTGTCCACATCACCGGCAACCACATACCCCGGTGTCAGAGTATAAGGATTGGTACCGGCCGGAAGCAGCGTTGACAGCTTCGGGTCAACAGTAACATAAATGCAAACACCGATGGAGGTCATGAACTTGCCAATTACTCCATACCAGTTCTGAATCTTCTCGGAGAGCTGGGCAATTGATGTCCAGACTGCACCGTGAGATGCAGTAAGATTCGGATCGGTATAAATCGATGCGTTCAAAGGGCTGATTGTCAGGATATAGGCATCTTCCCCGCCGATTTGCAGAGGTTTCAGCTTTTTATCCAGGGCCCTCAGTGCGATTTTGTTCAGCATCCTGAACGTGGCCGCACCAGCCTGGGTCTGTGTCAGGGAGCCTCCGACAGAAACGATGGAAGTAACAATGTTATTCACAAAGTCACTGGCGGTCGAATCATATGCCGGCTGATTGGTTGTAGTGGCACCTTGAACGAAGAAATGGGGATTCCAATGCTGAGTGATGACGCCCGAAAGGTCGCCAGCAATCATATCAGAAGGGTAACGTCTGAGCAGGGCTTCACGAATTTCGTATCCCTCCTGCTGCCGCGCATGGTCGCCGAGCTCTTTGATGTGAGCATCAAAAAGTCCGTACGGCTTCTGATCCAGGGCTCTGGTATTATAAGTCTCAGTGCGAACCGCAAACTTATAGTTGTTCCGATAGATGGTACCAGCGATGGTATCCGGTTCTACTTCGTTTCCGAGTAGTCGGTCGTTACCGGTAACAACAGAACCAGCGAGAGGCCTTTTGAACGTAACGGTAATCTGACGATTTCCGACATTCTCAGTTCCCTCAACCTGAGCATAGATTGCATTGGGTAGTGCCTGTTCGGTCTTGTTATACAAGCCCTGAACATTCACATAAATATCCTTCAGCTTGGCACGAAAACGAAGCCTCTTCGCATAGCCTTGAACTCGTGACGCTGCAGGAAGCTGTGTTACAGCCGCAATTGTTGCAGTCATAGTATGCTCCTTAATTTAAGTTCACGCTTCTTGCGTTAGGCCATTTCGGCAATCATTCACCAGTAACATCAGACTCTTGAATTGGGGAATGTCCCAATTTAACAAGAGCTTTGTTATACTCGGTAACGAGAGGGTCTTTGAAATTTTTCTTGGCCCTATCGTAAATTTCATCTTCTGAAAATTGTCTGAGAACTTCATCTGCCCTTTCTTTAGGCATATCGCCAACGTCATCTTTCCGGTGACCGTCTTCAAGTTCAACCGGATTCTGGCGGCGGTTCATAGCATCAAGCATTTCTTTGGTGGCTATTTTCTGAGCTTTCAAAATTTCTTCAGCTCTCATTCCACGTTCATCCTGAATATGAGCCCACGCTGAAGACATGCTTGGAAATCTGACTTCCTTACCCTGAGAGTCCTTCATTATTTCCCACTCTCCGGTAGTTTTATTAAGGACATATCCCATCTTCACAGCATTAATTTCGCTGAGGAGGACAAATTTACGAAGCCATTCCGGTTCTTGTAAACCTTTGGCCTGGACTGTTTCAGATAGATGAGGACTGCCTGCGAGGTACTTCTGCATGGCGATCTCAGTATCTTCAGGAGTGACATCATTCAAGTTTTTTGAGAAATATATAGAAGCAATCTCGCAGGCAAAATCAGTATACTGTGTATCCATTTCGCTGTATTTGGGGCCCTCAAATTCCGGTTTGTCTTCACGGAACTTGTCAATCATTTCGAACATTTTGTTTTGCTCGGTTTCTTTGGCAGCGCTTTTGCGTTCGAGTTCCTGTTCCTGTTTCATCTGATTGAGCTGGGCATCTTGTTTCTTCAGAATCTCTGCACTTCTGGCATTAACCAGGGAAGTCAGTTTCAAAGAATAAGAGTTCAACGTGCGCAGACTTTTCATGTACTTATCCTGGTCGATTTCCAGGTCGATGCCATTCATTTCGGCTTCGAGAGATTTGATTTCATTCTGCACTTTTTCGATTTCTTTGTCTGCCTGGGTAACAGTTTCCTGTTGATCATCATTGGACTTACCCTGTTTTAATTCCTCAATCTGGGCCTGCAGATCCTGCATCTTCTGATTGGTGTCTGTAATGACACGATCCCTCTGTTCGATAAGGGTGTCAATACGATTCTGCATTATCTGTTTTTCATCGGGAGGTTCTTTCTTTCCTGAATCGGCACTCTGGTTTCCGGCACCCTGGTTTCCTTCCTGACCGACCGGTGGCTCCTGATTTCCGTTCTGGTCATCTTGACCATCTCCATCACCTTCCTTATACTCAGGATCGATATCAGCTTCCATGATATCTATGAGTTTTTGCTCATTTTCTTTTTCCCACTCCTCAAGGTTTACACCGGTAGGAGCCTCTTCAGGTTCAGGAACCGCAGCGATGGCAGCTTGCCTGTCCTCTTCTGATTTGAATTTTAATGGCATGACTTTCTCCTTTATGGTTATACCCTATCAGCAGGCATTGGAAGTTCCAATATTTCCTGTCCTTGGGGCAAAGAGGCCTCTTCAACTGGAAGCTCCTGGGGAACTTCATCTTCCGGAACCTGCTGAGTCGGAACTTCAGGCTGTTGGCCTAATTGAGCCATAAGCTGTTGAAGTCCGACCTGGGCCTGGGCGCCGGCAAAATCGGCCTGTTTTGACTGTGAAATAAGATTGGCAATCTCAGTCTGAATCTTGGTCTTGTCTCTTATTTTCTGCAGCGCAGAGATTTCTTTAAGCCGTTGTTTGTGTTCCTCATCCAGATCCATTGTCTCAAGCAGCAATTCAAAAAAGAAAGAAGCATATTCTGGATTGGTCTGAGTGGATAAATTGTAAAGTTCTGAGAAAATGGCCCTGTCTCTTATTTTCCTGTTTGGAGCTGATCTGGACTCAGTAGCTATGACATGACACCTGGGCATCATATCAGGCCGATTCTGGATGTAAACCTTCCCATTTGAAGGATTATAGACCCTCTTATTAAGAACAGTTTCACGGCTACCATCAGATGTTGACATTGTACGTTCAGGTCCATTATACGCCAGTTGGAATTGATGATAATAGGCTTCAGCACATTTCTTCATAAAATCTCGAATCCTGTTTACCAGGGTGATTGTGTTTACCCGGGCAACCTGTAACTTCCTTTCAAAAAGGACACCAGACTCATTCGGATTATCTGAAATGGCCTCAAGCGCGGCCGGTACCTTCGAAACTCTGTCAACGATATCCCACATTCTCATAAGCTGATTGATGATCTCAGCCGGGTACTGAGCAGAATTGATATATTCAATTGTTTTCCCTTTTACCATTTCATCACCATTAACAAATTCCGTATAGGAAGGATCATTGGCCCTTTCCAGGAATCGTTTCATGGCTTTCGGATCGAGGAAGAGATCCTTGTTGACCAATTTGCCGCCGCCTGTAGCGACTGAAATGAGGTCGGTGAGTTTAGATTCTCTTTTGTTGATAGTTTGCTGAATATCAACGAGGTCATCGACAATGCCTTTGTTTTGACCAAAAGCTCGATTAGCGGTGAGCTGGATGTAAGGCAGCCGCCGTATCTGAGTTTTTGAGGTTCCTTTTTCAAGGCATTTGTCATGAACGATATCCGGTGCAATTGTTTTGAGTTTATGGATTCTGTCAGTATAGGGTGTCTCAAGTATCGTGAATGGGTCAATATGATTGGTCAGCATGTAATGTTCTTTGGCCGCTTTATCAGTTGTTATCGGAAAAGTTATGTACCTCGTTGAATCAAGCCGCTGTCCTATGAGTCTTGTAGTTTCCAGGTTCTCCATATAGTGATGTTCAATAACCCTGTGGAGATGACCTTTTCTCATTAGAAGAACGAGTTCATTTGGATTCCTGGTTTGCTCGTAATAGCGGAAACCTGTCTTCCTGTGCTCAAGAACCTCCTGTTCCAATAAAGGGTTGGAAATATCATATCGACGCATGATTTCTTCTGCTGATAGATGAAAGATTTCATAAGCATTTTCACATTCATCATCTTCATCTGATATCCAGTATGGATCAAAAACAACAAATCCTGGTTCCATCCGACGCATTACGATATTGAATAATGGATCATGCCGGTCACTCATTTGGACTTTCAGGACACCCAGATAAATCAAAGCATCCCTGATGACAGCTTCAAAATTCTTCGGGTAATTAGCTATTTCACTGTCAACATAATATCCGGTTTTCAAAGATTCAGTTAAAGAGTTCCTTATACCGTCCATTGGCTTCCAATCCAAGTCCGTTTCCTCTTGCATGAGGGATCCAGCCATTGCATCCACCTTGGGCCCGATAATATTGAATTGAGCTGCATGACGATTTTGGCCAATTAATTTGTTCCTGGTCAAATCCTTCCATTGAGTACCATCTACAGCGAAATAATTTTTCCAGTTCCAGTAACATCGTTCTCTATTTTTCTCATCAGCTCGGATTGCAAATTCACAATCAGAAAGAGTAATGAGAACTTCTTCCTGGGAAGTGGTAACTATTTGTGGAAGGATACTAGGCAACCTTTTTCCTCCTACTAATAAAGTCACCTATAGCAATACCAGGTACCGGTTCGAGATTAAAGTTGGTATCAATATCTATCTCAGTGACTTTTGATCTGACATTGTTGAAATAGATTGGCTTTTTGCCCCTAAAAAGTTCAATCCTTAACCACCTGTGTTCGCCACAGAAAATATCAATTTCCTTGTTTCCAAGTAGTAGTAGTATTTTTTTGTGGGGGTGGTCCGAAGATTTGGGGCAGTAAATGGCTCTTCGGTTTAGATTACCCATTGATTATTATATTATATTCATTCGTCCTGGATATCAAGTATTTTCGATGCAGCATATGGAAAAGACCTGTCAATATAATAAACTAATATACCTAGTTTCTCAATATGATCCAGCACTTTCAGGTTTCCACCAGCATAAATATCACAATTGTGCGAATTCCATTCTTTTTCCGTAAGTTTCCCGAAATGAGTTTTATTTACCTGCACTGACATATTTTCATTGCAGACACATTTCTCAATGACTCTGCAACAAAAGGACAGGGGGAAACGCCTTTCAGGATAATCAAGCATCATCACCACAACCTTTTCAAACTTATGAAGGAGTTTTTGAATACTGGCTATATGACCTGGGTGAGGCGGGTCAAATCTACCTGAAAATAAACATTTCATAAAAATTCCCAGGTCTCCTGATTATACCATCTTTGGATTCTGCAGACAAGCTGAAAATTTGAAGTGCATCCTTCAAGTGGGAAATACCAATTTGGATACCAGAAATCAAGAAGTTCCCCGGCCGCGGAGGGAACCTGCCATTTCTGTGATAAGAAGTCAATTTCAGTAAATTTGCGGAATAATCTTGCTGGGGCTCCTTTCATAATAGCTTCATCATCCAAAGCATAATTATAATTGTGATAGCTAAAAATCCCGGGATCCACCCAGAGCCTTCCTTTGGTGTGCCAAAGAACATTCTTCCATTCCAGGAAGAACCAATTACAGCATTTTATTGATTTTGGGCGTTTTTTACATGAGAACCAAAGCAGCTCGCCTGTAGGTTTGCTGGCAATACGCTGCTCGAGCTGCGGCCAGCCGGCCATGAGGCCTTTATTCTTACATCGATGAAAATAATCTTCCTTTTCTTCGATGGTCAGAGGGAGGAAAGCAATATCCAAATCCAGATCATGAGGAATAATCCCCCGTTCTCGGACTGCACCAAGAAGCGTACCAAACGCCAGAAAGGCCTTTGAGAGAATACCAGCTCTCTTCGCCACTTCCTGGATTTCATAAAGGACCTCTTCGGCCGATTCTATGCCCCTGGCACCCTCTTTAATCTCGGGTTCCTCCGCTTGGCCGCAGGGCTGGCTTTTCGAGTGGATGATGCCAGTATTGCACCAGCTCTATTTTTCGATATGCCTTGTTTTCTGGCAATCATGGATTGAGCTCTGGCGAATCCTGGATGTGCAGTTTTCTTGCCTTTTGCCATTCGACCTCCTATACTTGAAGTATGATCTTCACTTGTGCATCAGGAAAATACAGAGAGCTTGAACCACTATATAGGTACTGTATAAAACGAGTGTACCCCACAGAAAAAGTTGTGGTTTTAAAAACGGACCTCTTTCCTTCCTGCATGCGATTCTTATTCAATCCTGGTAATAGTGAAGTTTATGTTACGGACATCGATATTTTAATTCTACCACATAAGATATCTCATTTCGAGTACTTTTCAAAATACAAAGTTTATGGGGCCTCATATATGCGCGGCTGTGATTGGTCATCTGAGGGTGAATGGAAAGGTGAAAATTCGAGGATTTGTGGAGGATTTGCGCTTCTTGGGCCTGAATATTATGAACGAACAGCAAAAGCGAGAAATAAATATTTTGATGTTAATGAAATTGAAGACTATCGTGCATTTGATGAAATTATGTTCTGTCGGATTCTCAAATCTTCCGGTTACCCGATTCCGATTACACCATATACTTTTCCCAACGGTGAAGCGTGGGATCCATCTTATAGGGATCTTCATCTTCATGATTTTAGGAATAGAAAATTTGAGAAGTGGAAACCAGATAAAATGAAATTGGCAACGCTTTTTAAAGACCTAAACTTTATTTCACTCGTTAAAGGACTTTCTCAATACTGGTATGATTTAATAGGGGATGTTGAAGATTATATTTAATGATCAGAAATATATTCCATAAATGCGGCTCTTTTTATGAACTTATTTCCAATTTTCCTTATGGCACAGTGCATCTGCCATCCGTCTTTTACATTATTTTCCGCAGCTGATGCCATCCATTCAAGACCTTCATATTTTGATTTATTCACGAGGACTTTAAAAAATTCCTTTTTGAAATAATGGATTCCATGACCAGGCCAATTACCTGTAACTGGTACCACATGAAGCATGATGCCGCCAACTTTACAGGCATTGTGGATATTCAAAAAACAATTATAAACATCGACAACATGTTCAGATGTTCCGAAATTGGTTACCACATCAAATTGACCAAGATTAACAGGATGATTAAGGTCAACTCTTTCTGAACCAAGACACCCTGAAATATCAATTGAAAGGCATTTAAAGCCTATTGAATCCCAATACTTTTTTGCCACAGCTCTTCCTGGGTAGAGTTCCTGACAGCCCAATTCAAGCATAGACATACCGCCAGGAGCATGAATATTTCTTTCGACAAATTTAAGAGTTTCCTTTGTTATTCCCATAATTCCTTCCTTACGAATATATCGTCCCATTCAAGCTGAATGAATTCATATCCTTTATTTTTTAAATAGTCTCTTAGTTCTTGGTCGTTAAAGTTATTTTCTACTGATATTACATTAATGCGCCAACTATCAAAATCTATTCCATGGATTATTTCTCTTTCAGAACCTTCTGTATCAATGCTCATATAATCTATTACACTTACTCCACAGCCAATTAATAATTGATTTATTGTTATGGCCTTGAGTCTTTTTACACTTTGGCCAATCCCTTTGGTCTGCAAGTCTATTCTCGAAATATGCCGTGGATCCATAGCTTTTTTTATTCCGCTTAACATGGGGGCCTCTTTATCCTCACATTCTGAACTGATTTCTATGAAATCGATTTCACCGGATTTACTCCAAATCGGATATTCAAGACATACGCATTTTCTTGCTGCCTTGAGCTTTTGGAATGGTTCAGATGCCGGTTCTACGCAGCAACCCTTCCAACCTAGTTGCTCAAAAAAAAGAGTATTACTAAAGGTAACGCCATCGTAAGCACCGATATCAAGAAAATAACCATCCTTTTTATTGGACTTATATACATTTTCGTATACATATTTATCCTGTCCTATCTGGCTGTAATAAGTCATCTTGGATCCCTGCTGTGGTGTATATATGAGTCTTCCTTCATTCCCCATTGCGAAAGGTCTAATTCTGGTTGTATCTTGTGTTTTATGGCCATGAGGCTAAGTACCGATTGATCATGTCTATGGTCTTCAAATTCAAAATAATTATCCTTTCCGCATTCATTCGGATTATCAGATATTATTCTTTCATCCTGGCACCATTTGAGATATTCTGAAATAAAGTCAACACTTTCCTTACATTTTTTAAATATCATAAAGGCACCATTCCAATGAGAACCTTCTGAATATTCTTTGTTATCACAATCCATAAGGACAAAAGCATCACGTTTAACCCATTGATTATTCGTGAAGTATGGCATGTCAAAAAGGACTATGTTCCTTTCTCTTGTTTTATGGAAATATGGACTTAAATCCTTTTCAAAATAAGCTCCTGCATCAGAATAAAAAATTGTATCTCCCTCAAGTATTTCTTCATTCATAATTGTCTTGTAAAGAAAATACGGTTTCCAAAGCCAGTAACCAGCTCCCCTGGGACAATCAAGTATCTTATGATTTTTGTTATAAAATGCAGAATCAATTTGAGCCCTATTATAACAATAGACAAAATCAAAACCAGCGATATTATAACCAGTTTTAGTATTGAGCATTTGGCTTCGAAAGTAACGTTGGTCTGAATAATTAATCAGATAATTCATTTTTTCACCATTACACAGGTATTTGAATAAAAATGGATTGAGGATATTGGACCTTCCTGACCATCAATTTGTTTAAGCAGCTTAAGAAAAAATATTTCCATATCCACTCGAACATTCTTAAAACTTTCTTTGCTATCATTGAATTTCATACCAGGCCATTGATTCCTCACATCCTCTTTGTCAAGATCTATATAGGAACAATGAAGGTCTTCGATTATATAAATGCCGCCTGGATTAAGATGATTAATTAGATATTCAAAAGTCTTCATGGTCATCTTATTAACATGACTCCCATCATCAAGGATAAAATCAAAAGAACCAGCTTCATTTATAATTTCATCAAGAGTTGTTTCACTGTCCTGGCTCCCTATAAAAATTTTAATATTCTCTTCTTCGTGTGTTTTGCAATCCGGATTTATATCCAGACCATAGATATTTGATTCCTTGAAATATCTTTTCCAGGTTCTTAAGGAGGCCCCATTATAAACCCCTATTTCCAGTATATTATTATTGTTATACCTCATCCTGATAAGATATTTCTCATAGACCTGAAGGAAACTCTTGCCATTATAAATATGATGGGCCTTGTCAGTCTTGCAGAGTTTACCTATGGAATGGAGTGAGGGAGCTATGATTTCTTTTTTAGTATTGAAATTATATATGTAAAGTTCCTCGTCTATTATCATTTCTTTCTTGAGGTACTTCTTAAGACCATAACTATAATCTCTGTCTTCGCCGGAATCCTTATCTTCGAAACCGACTTGAATGGCATATTCACGTTTCACAGGTGTAATATGATTCGGACACCTATAAAAGATTCTCAAGCCCTGGTTGTTAGGATCTGTTTCAGTAAACCATTTGTCATATTTGATTGAAAGTCTCGCACGTTCCCTGGTCTTATTATCTGTGACCATGAGGACATTGAAACAGATGACATCAGGATCCATAGGGATGCAGTTCATTATCATAGGAAGGTATTTATCAGATATTGAATCATCATCATCTATGAAAACAACGTAACGTCCCTGGGACTTTTCAAGAAGTTCATTTCTTTTTTCACCAACGGACTTTTCACCATTATCAACATTAATGATAACTTCCACATTTTTTGTTCTTTTTTCATTTATTTTATCAAGAAGTACTTTTAAACTTCTTTGACGTTTCTCAAGCGAGCAAATTAATATGGAAAGATCAATCATATGTGATGCCCTTTATATACAAATCTATTTTCATGGACTTTATCATAAAGACTGAAATCCAATGGAAACATGTCTTGAATTGCTTTCCTCATTTTCCTGGTTACTACGACATCAGGTTTTCCACTTCTATGAAGTTTTGGCACTCCATTTAATTTATAACCAAATTTGTCAGCTATGTAACCTATAAGTTCTTTGAGATAAATATAATCATATAATAAATCGATTGTTGTTACCGTTCCGTCAGAGACAAATTCATATTGATTAAGCGGATTCTTAAATCCTGAATACAGGCATTTTATATCTGACCAATGATGCTTACAACCTTCGAACACCCATTCTTCAAAAGTCAATGGATACAGCTCTTTAGAGCTGTCATAATTGACACACCAGTAATACCAGCTTATAAGCCTGTCTATTGGTTCACGAATAACTGCGAAGGAAAATTTGGATTTATCAGGAAAATCTTTGTATGCCGAATGATTCAGGAACTTACCAGTATTAAATACCTCATGGATGGTTCCACTACCGGTTCTTGGTATGGATACAAAATTAAAATTCATACAATTAGTTTATTCTCAACGGACATATTTAATCTGGCTTCATAGATTTTCTTATTAACATGGTATCCTGGTTCCACTTTTTCATCAACTTCATCCTTATCCCTTTTACCATAACAATGATGTTTATGTTCAAAAATGTATTTATCATTTTTACAATCTTTTATTAAATCCAGTTCCTTAAGAACATCGAATAATTCCTGGTCTGAGAACATATGATTATAGACAGGATGGTAGATAATTCTATTAAGCCTGAGTAAGCATCTATAGGTCATTATGGGCAAGGGAATTATATCCTGGATATGATCATCATTAATTCTAAGGGCCCATTCCCAATCATCGAAAGTTCGAAGCAGATAATTATCCCATCCTTCAGGTGGATAAAAATCATCAGATGGAACCACTATGATATCATGTTCATTTGCATTAAGATTTTTTGTGAGTTCGTAAAGTGGAGTTGTTATCCCGCCACGAGGGTTTTCACAGAGAATTATGTCTTTATATTCTGATAAGGAATCATAATGTTCTTTTGAATCAACTGCAATTTCAGTAAAGATTATATTTTTATTTCTTGCACGATCCATCCAGACTTTGTGCATTTTCTTAAATACTTCAGGTCTGGCTGTGGGCCAAAGGAGTATTATGATAATTTCAGGCATCTTTGACCGCCTGTTCTTCCAGTTGCTCAACTATTTCTTTTAACATACTGAGAGGAAGAGGAACATCAACAAGATGTCTTTTATAATAATCATGAAGTCTTACTAGGAGGCACCATTCTCCATTATATTTTTGATATGGAAATGTTGCGTCGAGCTTGCTGAATCGTTTCAAAAGGTCTTCATATTTCGCTTCGGCGACAGTTTTGGACATTGGAGGCGGCTCCATCTGAGCAAATCTTTCTTTTTCAGCTCTTGCTTTTTCCTGAAAATCATTAACCTTTTCTGGTGTGGATCCAGGGGAAGCAAGGATGATACAGTCTGTACAGACCTTGAATTCAGTCGGCGCGTCCTGGTCGCCTTTTCTCAAAACTCTCTGACAATTCCCGCATACTATTCTTGTTACTACACCCATAATTTTTTCTCCAGATCAGCACATGAATCAACTTCTTTTATTATCCCAAGGGATACTCCGAAATCAGGATTTGGAATAAACCAATCCGGATACCAATAATCAAGAAGCGTTCCATATTTAATTGGTACTTTTAATTTAGGCTCTCCATCAAGCCAGTTGAAATCTTTTATTCCACCTTCGAACATCCATTTTGGAGTTCCTTTGAAATGATATTTGGAAGGCCGGCCATCTGATGGTTTCTCCATCAAATAATCATAGGTATGCCATAATAAATCACCCACCTGGAACCAGAAGAACAAATCGAGAGAAAGGCCATTGGGCGATTCGTACTCGGCATAAAGAATATCGTCTGTGAAATCATTTCTGATTTCTCGAATACGATTCCAACCGCCATTCTCAAGATTTTTTCTGGTTCTTTCGTACCGGTGTCTACCAGTAATTGAGATGTCCATATCGGTTTCAAATGGTACTCCATGTTTAAAATCTCGGATGAGATAAAGAAGTGATCCGAAGGATACAAACCACTTCTGCCTAGTTATCTCATCCTGTGTAAAAATATTAAGAGAACTGGCAATAGTGGAAAAATCTTTTCTTAAAGATTCATTCACTTTTTGCCCATCTTGGCGACTCTCGTAAACGCCCTGGCTTTCTCCTGTTGCTCCTGTTTCATCTGAGATGCAGCCATCGCAGCCATCTTTAACTTCTTAGGATCCTTCTTGATGGCTTCGGCCTCAGTAAGCGTATGTGCATATTGACGAGCTTCCCAGTCCTTGTCACTGTTCGGTGAAACTGCATTAAGTTTTGCCATGGTTTCCTCCTTATTAAACGCCCATAGGGTCGCCGGTTTCAGGTTTAGGTTTTCGACTGTCTCCTATTCTCATTGAATATTCTTTGATTTTCATGACCTTTGTTTTGAACGGTTGGTATGACATCAGCTCGGAGATAATCATTAAAATAGCTTCTCTCATTCCGGTCTGTTCAAATTTTCCCTTTTCAAGCCGCCATGATATAAATTGACGATACGCTTCTTTGCACCGCTTGTCAATCATCATCCTTTTCATTTTGGCCAAATTCATCAATACAGAAGCGGATCCGATGGGATCATATCTTGAGGCTTCCCTTATTTTCATAAATTGAGTGCTTCCGATTTTTCGCCAGAAATGAGCATCCATTTCCTTTTTAAAGGTTCTTTTGAAATCTTCGAACATGACCTTATTTCCATAGAGTTTGTCCACACGGACCTTACTCATCTGCATCTTTCGGACAAGCAGACTGCTTAGGAGATCGGTATTAATCATTTCCATTGAAACCTCGTCATAGACAGACAGGAAATTTTTCTCCTCGTCCCATACGGCAAATAGGCCATTGACCGACAGGTCCTGGTTGAGGACAAGGGCCCCATAATGCCGGTTCCTGAAGTCAGGAGCTGACCAATCAATCTGAGTGGATCCCATGTGCATGTAACCCAGAGAATCGATAATCTGTTTGCGGCCCCCGGACTTCGGAAGGAAAGCCATGACCATCGCATCAGCTTCATCAGGGGAGGCGATTCCCCTTTTCATCATCTGAGATTTGGATTCACATTTTATCTTTCCAGACTCAGTAATCAGCATTTTCGGGGAAGCGAGCTGGGCAATGAGGTTTCCCTGGTTTGGGATACTGATGAGTTCAGACTCATCGTATTTACGGATTCCATTGACATGTTCGAAGGTCTTTTCGAACCGGCGCCGCATCCTGTACCACCACTCGGCCCGGGCATTGACAAAGGCATCTTTGGCCTTTTTTTCCAATTCATCATAAAATATGTCAGATGGCGGATCACCCGCATCCAGGGGGTAATGCGGAAATTTGATAACCCGTTCCGTCCTGTTTATCGTAGAATAGACCGCATGGCCCACTCCGATTTTATCATAGTGGAAAAAATCAACAAGAGCCTTATTGCACAAATCAATGGCCGTATGGGCCAAGTCTGTCCCATTTTCAATGTTGAATGACTGAACCAGGGCCACAGGTCCATAATGGATAGCCAGGGACGATTTATTGGTGCCTCCGGCTGCAACATCCAATCCGGATCCTTTCTCGCCTACGGGCTTTAAATCGAGGTCTACAGCAGCCGAAATCCATTCAGGCTTGATAAACAGGCCTTCGACAGAAGCATGGTAATTTACTTCTATTTCCTGGGCTACAACCACAGGGTCGAGAACGGCCAATTGTTCCTCATGCCATTGGTCATCTTTCCTGGGATCCTCTTTCCAATGAAAGGTAAACACCGAAACCTTTCCGGAATGACGTTTTTGGCCGAAATGATTCATTCCTTTGGGCGTAGAAAGGTCCATTTGACAATTCGTATTGGCAGAAAGAGCTGCATCCACCTTCAGCGGGAACTCCAGGGAGGCCGCTTCATCAACAAGGTAAATGGAACGCCGGCCACCGCGGCCGATATCCGGTCCACCTTGGCCAACGATATTTGAACCCATCTCAGGATTGATTAAATTACCCCATTTGTCGTGTTTTCGCTTATCATAGCCGTGGGGCATCCAGAAAGGCGGCATAAATTTGATATAAGTGCGGATTTTCTCAAAAATACAGTCCGGATTGTCCTTCTGGTCCACGTTATCCAGCTTATTTGACCCAATTCCACCGGCAAACCCCTCAGTCCAACGCCATTCGTGCGTCATCATGAGGATAAAAAACCAGGTTGCACCGGCATCACGGGATTTTTCTACTAATCCGCGCTTCTGACGGAGGTAGTGTTCGTACAACCACTCTAAAAATTCGATTTGCCGGGGAAATGGGATGATTGGAAGGAGGGTAGGAAGGCCGAGGGTCGCATTTCGTGGATCATAAGTCCACCCCCAGTCCATTATTCCATCAATAAGGTGTTCCCTTTGGGAAATATGAGTCAGAATGGAACGCATGTTCCAATCATTCTTTTCAGTTTCTATAAGTAATTCAGTCCTTCGGGCTATTTCCTGGTTAAAAAAATCATTCAATATTTCAATGTAGCCATCAGGATCATTGTACCTATGGGGGTTGGCTAATTTATAAGTGTCTACAGCGCGGATTACCAGCTCTTCATGCTCTGGCTCAGTCTTAAATTTAAACATTTTCCCAATCGGATATAATTCTCTCTATCTTTATTTTAACCTTTTCAGGCATGATTCGTCTACCGCTGAGATAATGCTGCAGAGTATCATAGCTGATTTGAAGTTTTAAAGCCAAGTCCGTTTGCGTCTTCCTTACTGAACGCAAACGTCCTTTGATCTCCGTATAGGATCTGAACTTTTTTTTGGGTGTCATGCTAAATACTCCTTTTACTACTACAAATAAATTTATATATTTCTATTTGCAAGGCAAAAAGCCCGGTTCTCTGTGAACGGGCTTTTTACCAAGGAATCATATGGCCGAGAAACCACTTCAACAGCAATTTTCTGATGAAATACGGGAAGTTCTGGATAAATTCAAGGATTCTGGTCTTACAAACGGTGAAGCCATCGGAGTATTGGACATGCACAAATTTAATCTAAATTTCACAATTGCTATGGACGAGTACAGAAGGAAGAAACCGTTTTGAATAAGAATAAATTCGATTACCTATTTCATATAAGGGTCACAGATGGTGGCTCAATTCTCCCCACTGGTGGCTGCACATTAGCTGCGATAGTGACCGGTGATAAACTCAAATGGGGCGTGTCAAGATGTTCTGAAAAGGACAATTTTTGTAAGAAAGTCGGCCGCGCCATCGCATCAACCAGGGCCCAAGGAACACAGGCCATGGAGACAAGAAAGATGGATATTCCAGCTCTTCGGATATTCGCCGATCTCCTTGGTGCTCATATTAACCAGAAGAGTTCGGTAACGGAGATTGCAGAAGTCATCGGACAATACCGTTGAATCTTATGAGGTTCCAAAGGACCAGTTGCCCAAAGGGGTAACGTACCGAAAAATTTATGGTCAGAAAAAACCACCCAAAGAGAATAAGCTCGGTCAGGCGCCAGGTGTTCTCAAACTTTTACCGGAGTTAGAATGGTACCCAGACCGCCCTTAGAAACACTTCCCTGCAGAGACCTCAAAGTTGAAGGTGCCTGCGCAAAGGATATTTGTCCTTATGTAATTCAGAACTGGGATGGTATCATCCGGATTGCCAGATATGAACATGAGTATGAAATGCAGCGCCGGAGTATTGACGCTTTCAAGGAAAAAATTCGTAAGAAAAAACCTTTTTTACATAAGATTTTCCCATTTAAAATCACCATTGAAAGGAGATAATCATGGTAGACATCGAAACCGTAAAGGCCAAGGCCAAAGAAGAAGTTGACAAGGAGCGGAGTGAAGCCGCGGTGGAAGCTCTGAAAGACAAGTACAACGAATTGGCCGATGCAGAGCAAATGGTCAAGAACGTCAAGAAAGAAATTGAAGACCTGGAAGCATCTATTGCCGATGGCTCATTCGCTGAACAGTCCTGCTGAACAATGGGACGAGAGTGCGCTTGAGAAATTAAAGCGCAGTGCTGAAAAGGAAGCAGCCAGTTTTAATAAAATCCGTCCTAAAATTACAATTGACCATGAATACATAAAAAAAAAGCAAGAAACTGCTGCAAAAATAATGCAGGAAAAAGATCGATATGAACGCAGAGAAAAATTCAGAAAATATCTTGACCTTGCAAACAGTATTCCTTCTGCGGCACCAATGCTTACAAAGAAAATTCTTAATGAAGTCCAAAAAGACCTGATTGGAATCTCAACTCCTAAAGGGCAAAACAGTTTTTATGAAGAAATACAAAAAACTTTTAATCAAAGGGAATCTCATTTGGCAGATGCTCTAGCGTACGGTAGGGCCGGCGGCATGTATTCCATGAGAGAAATGAATCCCAGTCTTCATGTTTTTTGGGATGGCTGGCGTACAACAACTTTTGAACTTGGGCAGAATGGATGGAAACTTGCAGCCGATCAGGATGCTTATGGCAGACGACTCCAACTTGTCTTCAGTAAAGATAATATCGTCATGATAGGGCAACCATTGGAATTTGATTATATGCGATATGCCCAAAATCCTACCATGATGGATTTGAAGGAAGTGAGAATCAGACCAATTGCGCTGGATAAAAATATAACATTTCAATACATGGACAAATTAAACATATATGGTCTAAAGTCAGTAAAACACATACCAGAGATTTCCAATAGCGAGGTCACCTCTTTCGCCGACCTCGCTATTTTTCAAGAGAAAGAGGAAAGAGAAGTAATTATTGAAAATAAAGACGTACAATCCCTCATGAAGGAAATTCTTAAAATCCAATCAGAGAAACAAAAGGAACTCAGGGAAAAAGAAAGACTTGCCAGGCGGCGTGATGTATACAAAGCTGAGAAAGGAGAAGGCCTGGTTGAAACAGTCCATGCAAAAATTATAACACTTGACCAAGTTTCATGACAAAATGTCCTCCAAATATTTTGTCATCGGAGGGTGGAAAGGTACGCCGTTCCATCCTCCACCGCTCCCGAGAAAAGTTGCAAGCACACCCTATAAAATGGATGCAAGCACTTTTTTCGGGGCACAAAAAAAATGAAAGAACCGATAGCATACAACAGCGGAAATATCCGTTCAATAAACGAAACCAAGGCCAGCATTGAAATTGGAGCTCCCATTGGTATTACTGTTCATTCACAACAAAGTATTATCGAGCTGGCCATGGGTTACGCCTTCGTCGGAGGCAAAGTATTCGTTGATAATGGCGCTTTTACTGAGTACTCAAAGGGAACAAACCTTGATATTGAAACCCTGTCCGGAAGATGCTATTGGGACAGTGTATTCGCAGTCTATCGTGAAATTGCAAGTATACCGTACGGAGCTGACAATCTGGTATTTGTAGCACCGGATCAGGTAGGAAATCCTGATGTAACTTTGAAAAATCTTGAATGGTTAATGTATGAAGTCCATGAGATTCGCAGCACTGGAGCTCAAATCATCCAGCCCATTCAAAAAGGAAAAAAGCCAGATTATGATATATCAGTCCATATTGCAGATTTATCAAATTGGTACTACGACTTTGAAAATACTATCCTCGGATTCCCCTCAAAGCGAGAGGCTTGGCATGTATCAGAAGTTCTTGATTATCTGATGTATAAGACTTTATGGGAGAAGAGGCTTTCAACTACTGAACCGGTTTGGTGTATTCATCCGGATTTGAAAATTCACTTCCTGGGGATTGGCGATCCCTTGAGGTTAAGCAAGATTCAAAAGTATATTGATAAAATCAGACCGAATGTATTTGTCTCAGGCGACAGTGTACCGACCGGAGGAATTGTCGGCAAAGGCCGCAAGCTCACAGAAACTATGAACTCATACCTTAAACTTCATCCAAACTTGACCAGAGAAGAAAGAGGCGAGCTTCGCTGTAAAATCCTCTCGGGAATTGAATGGACGAAACGTCAACAACACACTTTAGCATAGGAGGAATCCATGGAAATGGATATGAAAATCCAGGTGGAAGCAAAGGTTCTGATACCCGATGTCCCGAAGGAAATTAAGTTTACCAATGGTCAGAGCATGCCGATTGAATCTCTGTCCGAAAATGCCCTGATGAAAATCGGTAAGCAGTGGACCAAGAATCTCGTATTGGCCGCGCATCCTGATTCAACAATCGGTCAGGAAAAACCGGCACCTGAAAAGCCTGAAAATCCGGAACCGGTCGAAGGTAAAAAACCCAACGGAAAGAAAAAATAGGGGCATCACGGAGCAAGGCTTTAAGGGGGGTATAACGCCCCGCCCCCCGCCTTTCAATCATTATGCCATTACTTAACTTCCAGCAGCAGTTTGCCGATAAAGTCGAGAAAAAGATAAAACGTCAAACCATTCGTGCTTGGAGAAAATATCCAATTCGAACAGGCCAAATACTTTATCTCTATACAAGACTGAGAACAAAATTAGCCAGACGTATTGGAATGTACGTCTGTTTCAGTGCGCAGTCTATTGTCATTAATGAAGACTCTTTCACAATTGATGGTCTTTTAATAACCAATAAAAAAAGACTGAATTTATTTGCTGTTAAAGACGGTTTTGAATCATGGAATGATATGATATCATGGTTCAAGAAAACACATGGACTCCCATTCAGAGGACAATTGATAAAATGGTAAAAAGAGAAATTAAAGTAATAATTAACATGGAATCAGATGAACCTGTTATCATCCAGGCTGATGATGTTAATCCCATAAAGGACATGGCCTGCTTATGTGAAGCCCTTTGTACTTTGATTCATGCAGCTCATAAAAATGGAATCCGCAAAGACCACGAATCCCTCAAGCTCTGTATCGGCCATCTTGAATCAGGATTTGCTGATGAAAATTATAAAGTAAGGTTACCTGGTGAACAAGACTAAAATAGAATGGTGTGATTACACCTGGAATCCTGTGGTGGGCTGTAAACATGCCTGTTATTACTGCTATGCACAGCGCATAAACCAACGGTTCAAAATGATTCCAAACTGGACAAAACCGAAATTTTTTCCTGAAAGACTTACTGAACCTGCGAAAGTACAAAAGTCCTCAAAAATATTCATAGGATCCATGTGTGACTTATTTGGTAACTGGGTCCCTAAGAAATGGATTGATAGTGTTCTGGAAGTATGTCAAGCACTTCCGAGACATGAATTCATGTTTCTCACAAAGAATCCAAAAAGATATCTTGATTATGAGGTTTATCCTGGTAATGTCTGGCTCGGGATGACATTATCCGAAGGAAATACCAAGGAACTTAGAAATTATGTATGGCATGTACACCATACGCACTGGAAAAAATTTGTATCCATTGAACCTTTGAGAGGCGACTTCAGCAAATTTAATTTCTACCCGATGACAAAAATAATCGTTGGAGCCATGACAGGTCCGAATCCTGTGGTGCCGAGGAAACAATGGATTGATTCAATCATATCACATAACACTTTTTATAAAAATAACATGAAGGAGTATCTTGGCAGAAGATAAAAAATCAGGGATTTACAGTGAGCTGAAACGGTATGAAATATTAACCGGCCTGGTCTGCATATGCCAGGCGGATCCGTCCGAAGAAATCAGCTCAGAATTTGAAGTGGGCTGTCGGTACAGATTTGACTTGATGGGCCTGGGTATAACTAAGTATGTTAAAGTATATTCTGAAGGATCATCAGATAGTTTCGAAATATGCTCAACTGCAATATTCAATAAATATTTCAAACCCGTGGAGGTAAACAATGTGGAAAATACTGACCCTATGGAGAAAGATTCCTAAAGAACTGAAGACCACTATTCTGTGGTTGGTCATGGAAATCGTTGATCGCATCAAAAATAAAAAGAAAAAGGAATACGACAAACTTCTCCATAAGCTCATTGACCAGGCAAATCTGAATAATCCGCAAAAATCCTTTCTTAAGACCTTCGTGTCTTATTATTACAATGACGGAAAAATCACTATCAACGAGGCCCTGGATTTAGCAAATCTGCTTTTCAGAATAATTGGGAAAGAGGTTCATATCAGCCAGGATAACAAGAACTGGCTGGTAAGAGTAAAGAAATAATTTCGGGGGCCCTTCGGGTCGGCTTTAAGACAGTTAGCTCTAACTTAACCAAATCCTGAAGGGTCCCTGCAGGGAGTTTTATGACATTGACAAAAGAAGAAATTCGTATATTAGTCGAGGATGAGCTTCAGGGCATCCAGGCAAAGGAACCTCATGAACGCCTTGTTGCTATAAAATTGATTCTTGAACCTTACCTGGATCCACAGGTAAACATACCCAGTGCTCTTTACAAGGACATTTATGGCTGTGTATTTTTAGCAAATACCATCTTATGAAATTCAGATTCATAAATCATTGGCTTCATGCTCATGGAATCATATTAGGCTGGGATTACGGCCAGGATTTTGAATATAATTATTTTGAATTGACTATTTTAAATTTTGGCCTGGGAATAAAATGGCTGAGATATAAAATGCAAAAAGGTATTTGGGATTGGCCGGAATGGAAATTCCTTTGCTTTTGCCGGTCAGCCTTTCTCTTTGTGAAAAGGCTTCCCGGCCGTATCCGTAAATTCTTAACTATATGAATAAGAAATTCAAAATCGGTGAAGTCGTGCAGCTCCGTTCAGGAGGCTGCGATATGACAATAAGCGCTACCGGTACCCAGGATGGAAAACCATTCGTAAAATGCCAATGGCATGACAGCGGTTTAAGTGCAGAAGGAGATACTTATCATCCGGATATGCTAAGGAAGGTCGAAAGGAAAAATTGTGGTCTGGTATAATGTCCTCATAGACAACGGTGTACTCCGCGGGAAGTCCGAGCATGAAAAACAGGAAATCCTCGCCGAGTACGCCGATTACCTTCGGGACTGTAGAAAGGATGAACAACTTGAAAAAAAAGCGGAAAAAGAAGCCGGCAATAATCAAGGAACCTGAAAAACCAGAGGAAATTTTTAAACCTTCAGTGGATGATATTGTCCGTAATATCAGCGTAAAAGTCTATGCTGATAAAGTGGTTTGGATAGGTAAACGTGAGGGAAAATCAGTATTCGTTTGTCAAAATTCAGGATTATGGTATGGAACCTCCAAGGGTTGGGAAATCCGCAAAAGAGCAAAGGATGATCTGCACGTGGATAAAGGACAAGTGGCCTCTGGAGAAAAAACTTGAAGTATACATAAACAATCTTCAACTTGAATGGGCCCATCGTCAAGATCATATGAAGATGAAGTTCACGCCTCTGCATAGTTTTGATACTCATTGTGGATACGATTGGCGATTTACACGGGAACTTATAACCAATCACATTTATTATTATATAAGGAAAATAAGATGCTTAAAATCTCAACTTTCATCACAGCCGCAGCAATCCTTATTTTAATTGGATGCAGAAGACCAGAAGAAAAAAGGGTTGAAATGGAAGTCATCGAAGTGGATAACTGTCAGTACATTGTGTGGTTCGGTATATATCATGATGCCATTATTCATAAGGCCGACTGTCATAATCCGGTTCATTCTCATAATTGGTTCCAGACCCTGGTTGATTCAGCGAAAATTAAACATGACTGATATTAACGAGTACTGGTGCATTCAATGCCATGTCGATGATGAAGATCCTTGTATCCTTCTGATGAGAGGAACTGAGTTCAGGCCAATCCATTGCCCCTTAAATTTAGAACGCAGAGCTTTATGGAAAAAAGTCACTCATGAAATGACCCATATCAGTGTGACTGTCGCTGATGTCATGAAAAAAGTAATAGAGGACCAGAATGCACGAAACCGACTCGGACATGACAATCCAGCCCCCGGGGCGTGAGGACCGGAAGAACCGGCGCCATGTGACCGAAGGAGAGGTCCTGGCAGCAGTCCTCGAATTGATCCGGCAAATTGATGCAAAGGAGGCTCAAAAACACCTGATGAAAAAACGACACCCACAGTCCCGCCGCAGCTACTTTTTTGCGGGACCCTCACAACGTCTGCAGAGGTACCACGATGGGTGACCCTAAACGAGATTATCTGACGACCGACGAGGTTTACAAACAGATCCAGTATGACAATCCTGAAATCCATGTGGCTTATTATCCCAGGTCTTCGCCGGTTGCCTATAAGGACCGGCCGGAAAAAATCGGCTGTATTGCCTGTGGGAAATCCTACATGGATACCGGGGAACGGCAGGATTGGGATTACGATGGTCTTACAAAACAGAGGTGGGAATGCCCGAGCTGTCATAACTTCATAACTGTCAGTCACCGGAAACCGAAGTCCATCAATGAAATCAAGGCTTTCTCGGAAATTGCCGTTGAATCGACTCATGCCTGGGCGGCAGCCAATAAAAAATCTGTACTTAAATATGCCCACACGGATACCGGTTTCTGCAGGGTCTATTACACCTGGAAGAACAGCCAGGGCCAAAAAGTCTGGTATTGCGCACAGGAGGGCCGGCCGGGCTGTGATGTGGAGTTCCTGCGGTGCTGCGGCGACCTGGAACCGGAATATGAGGTCCACCCCAAGGATCCCCCGCCCCTCTCCCCCGGCAGCACTTCGACGGATAAAATCGTGAATGCCTGGATTAAAAAGAAATGGGGAAAAGATGGGTGAGATTGCCGAGGCCATAGTGAATGGCGACTTATGCGAACAATGCGGCTCCTGGATAGGCCCCGGGGATGGCTACCCCAGGAACTGCGGGTGCGACTCCGGCGCCCGGGCAGCAGCTCCCGCGCCGAAACCGTTCAAATGCCCTAAATGCGGCAAATCATTCGAAAAGAAAGTGGGCCGGACAGACCATTTCATCAATCACCACCGGTCCGAGGTCAATAAACTCGTGGAGGGATATTTGGAATGAAATATGACATCGTGAAAGCCAAAACAGTTGATGACTTGATATCCCGGGTCCAGCAAAAAATGAACGAAGGGTGGATGGTCCAGGGTGGGGTAACAATTCTCCAGAACGATTACCAGCCAATAATACTCCAGGCAATCAAATATATAAGGAAAAAATGACCATCTTCGTATTAACCGGACCTGACCAATGGAGGCATTGGTGCCATGAAAATTACTGGAATCGGAAAGACACTCGCATCGTCCCCCTCCAACGGGCCGAGCAGCTACACGGCCATGAAAATCCTATTGTCCTAAAATGGGGAACCTGGTATACCAGGCCAAGTGAAGAGCTTGACCTGATTGACCAGACCATAGAAGCCCTCACCCGATGAGCCCCCTGGCAGCAGCCCTCCGCGCCATAGCAGCAATTTTTAAGCGGCGGGGTAGCCACTGCAGCGGTGACCCCACCCCCCCGAGCAGCATTCTCCGGCCATGCCCCTGTGGCAAAGACCCCCTCATCCGAAAAAACATTGGTGCCTCTGAACTGCACTTCGGATATGCAGAATCCGAGTATGCTGTCTTCTGTGACTGTGGCAAAGCCGGACCTATAGGAATCACCCCTGAAAAAGCCGCTGAATACTGGAATTTCCTCGTGGAATATGACCGGATATAATATATATATAGAGGTTTTTTTGAAAAAATGATATAAAATCTCCTGGACCGAATAAGATTCTCCTGTACTTTACACTCTCTCTATGCTCACCCCCTGATTGAAAGAAGGAATAGGGGGGGCGGGTTCGGGGTATTGAGATAGTGGATAAGTAGGAAGAGAACCACACGGCCTTGTCGCTTCGCTCCTGGGAGCCGCGCGGCTCTCATCCACCTCAACCAGGAGTACACCATGACCTGTATACTACGTCAGTTCTGTATCATCAATGAGTTCGGTGAGTGTGATGGTGAGATACCATGCAACATGCAGCTGGACAGAGAAGAAGATGATAAGATTCTGAGTGCCGTTGCCCCTTCTAACGAGGGCAACGTCCCTCATTCATCATAAACCAAATTGGAGGACATTATGTATCACAAGGCATTACAGGTTGCCATGACCTTAAATGTGGCATTCGCTCTCTCCCTGGCTCTGTTGGCCTAGAGAGATCATTCGTTGAAGGTCGGCTCCCCTCTCCATGAGGGCGCCGCCCTTCTTTATTAATAACCAATCACTTAACAAGGAGGACATTTATGTCTTTACAAATTACTGCAGTCAGAGCAATTAAAGGTGCCGGAAACCTGGTGGCTGGATGCTCAGTCGTTATCAACGAAGTACAGCGTGTGAATGGAATCAAGCTGTTCCATGATGAGACACGTGGTTACAACGTTGGCATGCCTGCCCAGCAGGGAGCTGACAAGCGCTGGTATCCCCAGTTCAGGTATCTGGACAGGAAAATCCAGGCTGATTTCGAGGAACAGATTCTCAGCCAGTTGCTGGCCCATGAGGATCTGAGCCATCTCAAGTCACCTGAGAAGAAGAAGCTCGAACCTCAGTTCTAAGCTGATTCTCAAATCCATAGCCCGGGGTCGAAAGGCCTCGGGCTTTTTTTTTGACAATTTACCAGGAGGACATCATGAGAATAATTGACAGAGCCAAGCTCTATTCAGCATATGGGTTGAACGCAGAAGGTTATCAGCGTTTGGCCAATCGGATGAACCATGAGGCCAGTGAGTCGAATTGGGACGATTTCATCCTCATCACAGCACAGGACATCTATTCGATAGTCAGGTGCATGCGGCACTCGGACAGACGCCGGCTTATCCAACTGTTCCCGGCACTGCACTACTCCTTCAAAATAGCCAAGAAGATTAATGTGGTTCTGGTTTATCTGAATGACCAGGTGAAGCGTGACATCATTACGGCTATTGAGGCCTTCGGAGAGCATAAAGAGGAATTTGAGTTTCTGAAGGAATTTGTCAGATGGTATGGCATCAGAAGGATTCAGTATAAGGTCTTCAATAATTGGATACCTGCGGATCCCAGGCCTGGCTATCTCTCAAATGAGTATGATGGCACAAATATCCACAATTTCACATACGAGGATATCCATCTTGATACCGAGGATGAGGAAGCCAAGGAAGAATGGTTGGCACAACAGTGCTGCCCATAATAGGAGTATCGAAAGCCCTTTGCCTCGTGCAAGGGCTTTCTCACCTTTTTTTTGTCAAGGAGCATAAGATGAGTGATTTTTTAGCCATGGCCGAACGATTAGGCGGCATTGACCAGGAGCACATAGACCCCCAGGTCTACAATCATGCCTCAAAGCCACTAGGAAACGGCCATGAGACCCAGGCCGCGGCCGCATTGTCCGAATTGATGCAGGAGCACCAGTTCACTGATGAAGACGAGTGCATGGAATTCATGGGCTCAATATCCAATGAGAGCCATGTCCGGCAATCCATTTTCATCAAATACGGAGCTGAAGCAGCCGAGGAATATGAGCCATGCGTCCAGGTGAAGCCGAAGACCGAGTGGCTGAGGAATGGCTATGTCATCCGAGAGGGTGAGCAGAGGCTGTGCGGAATTATTACATATCATCATGGTCAGCAGCAAGAGGTTGACATGTGGCACATCAACCAGGTGGAGAGGAAATAACCACTAATTGAAGGACTTCTGGACGAGCCTTTGGTAATTGGCAGCAAGCTCCTGGGCTGTCTTACCCTTCATATCCTCTTTGGATAAGTGGAGATGGAGATGTTTTTCTCCCCCGCCTCCAGAGAGCCTGTTCAGAAGCTCCTTCAGTGCCTCGACCTTGTTGTAGGGCTTGACCACGATGTAAGGAATGCCTTGAGCATTGAGCTTCACAGTCATTTCCTGGATGACAGAGGTGTCCATATCCTCGAATTCCTCGAAAGTAAGGCCCAATTCACCATCCTGGAGCTTGTGCTTAAAGTCAGTGGCAATATCCTTAAAGTCAAAAAAGGCTATTTTGCCAAGTTCATTCAGACACTCATCGAGGGTAATATCGCATCGTTGTTTGGCACTTTGGATACGATTCTGAATTTCCCTCTTAACATTTGGCTCTTTTAGCCAGTTTTTGGCAGTTGATATCGAAATTCCTGTTTTTTGAGCAGCCATTTTCCTGTTATTACTCAGGAGCAGGCAGTTAATAAACGCATTTTGCTCTGGTTTTAGAGGGATGTCCTCGTCACGGGTGATGAGTTGCTTTGATTCGTCCATGTCTCTTTATTATACTCTTTTTTGAAGGAAAGGTAAATAAATAAGTTGTCATTTTTTCTTTGTACAGAAAATAACTGGGTGGCTTTGTTCCCCGAAGGGTGGCTCTGTTTCCTTATGACTCTCTATGGAGGTTGGCATTAATTAGGACTTAGCCGCCCCTTAAAAATTGGAAGGATATCATGTCGGATGAGAAATTAGATGAGCAAAAAGTAAGCGTTGATTATGTCGATGCAGTAGCCATGTTGGCCGAGGACGAGTTCATCCATACCTTCATGAATCCATGGGCTAATATGCTCATGGGTGCCGATAAGTCCCGTGAATCCATCATAAATGAAATGCAGGATGCTGACATTCAGATTGGCGGCAAAATGTGCCGAGCTATGGGCCATGGCCTGGTCATGAAGACCAATGAGAAAACATTATTCATACAAGTGGACGATAAGAAGATTGAGGAATATTTACAAAATAGAAATTGTGACTGATGCCATCATTTGACCTGGAATTTGAAGTCTACTGCTCGTGTGGTGGCGGTCTCTGTAATCAATCAGACACCAATAAGAATGGTCATTCCCATTATGTCACAGTTGAGCCCTGTGAGTCCTGTATCGATGATGCCAAGGAAGAAGGAAAAGAAACGGTTTTGAATAATCCTGATGAATATGATTTACAAGAGAAGGAGTAATATTTTTATTTAGGACTTAGCCGACCTCTAATTTTTTGAAAGGAAATAGCATGCCCACAGGAAAAGTAAAGTTTTTTCAGGCCGACAAGGGATACGGTTTCATAGTCCCTGATAATGGTGACAAAGACATATTTGTCCACGCTTCCGGCCTCAATGGAATCAATAAACTGGATCCCGATGACTTGGTAGAATACGAGGTTGGCGAGGGCAAAAAGGGCCCTGTTGCCAAGAATGTCCAGATTATTCATGAAGATGCCTGAAGGTGATATCTGCCATAGTGATGCAGATCCCGGGTTATAGAATGAGTCGATATCCTATGAAAATAGTCATGAGGATATTACCATCATCCAAGGATTATCAAAGAAAACCGGTTCCACCACTCGTACCTGGGCATTCTGCAGGTATGGTTCTGGTAACCAGGTATGGAATTGGAAATGATCGAGAATTTGATATGATAAGTACTTCCCGGCCTCGAAATATTATCACCCTGTTAACCATAGAATCCATTCACGGAGTATCCAGGAGGATTTCAGCATGAAAGTAATTGTGGCCGGCACCAGGACGATTACGGATACAGCGCTGGTTGCAGAGGCCATACAGGCTTCTCGGTTTCACATCACGGAGCTGGTCTCAGGCCACTGCCATGGGGTAGACCAGCTCGGTGAGGCGTGGGCCGCCGAGAACAGGATCCCCGTGAAGCTGTTTCCGTTCCGGAGTGACCTGGGCAAGGCCGGAGGTCCCATCCGGAATACCCAAATGGCAAAATACGCTGATGCCCTTATTGCTGTTTGGGATGGTAAGTCCCGGGGAACAGCCGATATGGTCAGAAAGGCTTTTAAATACGGATGTCACGTTTATCAATTAAGGATTACGAATTATGACTTTTCATGTACCGGAAAAATACCGGATTATCAAGGGCTTGTTGGCCAGCTCGCAGCACGAAGGTAATAATGGCTGCTTCATGTTTAAGCATCATGGGAACTGGGTGAAATGTGTGGTTTCTGATGGTTTTGGATGGGAACATGTGTCAGTCAGCCTGGAAAAAAAGAAATGTCCAAACTGGGGAATTATGTGCGCGGTCAAAGATCTTTTCTGGGATCCGGAGGACTGTGTTATCCAGTTTCATCCACCGGCCAGTGCCTATGTCAATGCACACCCATACTGCCTGCATTTATGGCGTAAAATAGGCCATGAATATGAAATTCCTGACTCGATTTTGGTAGGACCTAAATAATTATCCTCCATAAGAATGCTGGGGGGTAATTTTTTACTTTTCTTAAAACTAACGTGGATTTTAAACCAAAATCAATGATAACTTGATTTTTGTATCATTTTTGATTATAATAAATATATATATGGATATGGCAACAATTATACAGCGGCTGAGAGCCAAAGTAACTCGGTATATTAATTGTGATGCCGAGCCCTGCGACAGTTGTGGTAATATCCATTCCTACCAGGAGTTGCTAAATGAGATAAGCCAGGAAGCGACTCAGTACGGACTCACTCTGGAAGATATCGGAATATAGAACCCCGGGGAGGCGGCTTGCTGATGGGCCCCTCCCCATAATGGGGGGTATTTTATGATTGTGACCCTTAACGACCAGCAATATGATGTCAAATGGCACTTCGACAGAGACTACCTGTTCATCGATTCCGTTGATGATGTTCCATCTGTAAATTTACAGGTCAAATTTTTGAATATGATTAAAGGCTTTGTGAAAATTCAATTACATGAAAGGAGTAAGGAGCTATGAAAATCATCGAAGCTCTTAAGCAGCTTAAAGACCTGGAGAGAAAGGCCGACGATCTCCAGAAGAAAGTCATGGACCACACGGCCATCATGGATTTTGAGGATCCGGTTTACAAAGACCAGCATAAGAAAGTACGGTCATGGATTGATGCTTTCCATGGTATCCAGGAAGAAATACTCCGGTTACATTGTGCCATTCAGGTCACGAATCTACAGACTCCTGTGGAAATCAAAATTTCTGATGCAAAGGCGAAGACCAGGACTATTGCAGAGTGGGTCATCAGGCGCCGGAAGACTGCCAAAAGGGAATTTAACTTCTGGGCCCATGTGAATGACCGCGGCCTGGTTACCAAACCCATTGTCAAGAAGGGCCAAACCGAACCTGAGATTGCAAAGGTCATCAGGTTCTATGATCCTGAAGAAAGAGATACCATGGTCGAGAGGTTGAGAGCTGAGGATGCGGCCATCGATGCGGCTCTTGAAATTGTCAATGCAAAAACAGATCTTATCGAATAACTGCCGGTTCAACCCTCGGCCGGGGAGCCACAGTAAGGAAGTATGAATGGCGAGATTGCCCAAGGGCCTTGGGAACTGGCCAGGCCAGCTTCTTCAGAGGGGAAGAATTTATATTACTGAGGAGTAGTAGCTTTCGCTAGGAAACTCATACACCGTGAACGAAGATAAAAACTGGAAAAGGAGGCGTTCTCATTTGACGATACTAAATGAAACCATGCAACTTAGCTCAGTTGGTTAGAGCAACAGAGAGTAATCTGTAGGTAGTGCGTTCGAATCGCACAGATGCAGCCAATCAACGGCTCGCAGGCGTAGTGTCTGCTCAACATCAAGGCTCAAGTCTCAAGAATTAAGTAAGTAAGGTTCAATCGGTTCAAGTGAAAAAGGTACAAGAACGCAAGGCTAATCGGAAGACGAATGAGCTTCTGAATGTCCTCGGATAAGTTATTTTCCTCATTAACCCAGGTTACTTCCGAGGCTTCTCGTTTGGGGTGTACCAGAATCAAAATCGTGGCTTACTCTGTGAAGCCACGATTTTTTTTTGGAGGTAAACATGTCAGTAAATGGAATTGATATTACAGATGTTATAATCTTTCCTGTGAAAAATAAACCGGAAGATTCATGCCTTGCTGCATTTGCAAGGATAGTTTTTAATGACCAATTCATCGTATCTGGTATCAGAGTTTTCGAAGGAGAAAATGGACCTTTTATAAAATTTCCACAAGAATATAACAGGAATGTTGGTAAAGGATATGATGTCTGTTTTCCAATCACAGCAGAACTCCGATGTTATATCCATGACCAAGTTCTTAGCCAGTATTCAATCACTATGGAGATAAAATCATAATGTTAGCATACAGACTTGTACGTTTATACGGAAGCAAATTAGTGGGTCGTATTGTACACACGATACCTTATGGTTCATGGCCTGGAGGATTTGCAAGAGTCAAGTGGATAAATAAAGATTCAAGTTGTCCAGAGATATCTTTCTTTGTTGAAGGTAATCAAATTGATCCAGATGAAGAAAAGCCATTTGGTGTGATGGGTGTTTTTGAAAATGAAGAAGTTACCCTCACGTTAAAAAGGAAATTATGAAACCAGGTCATATATATTATAATTCAGAAACACCTTTACTTGCAGCTCTTTGTCTGAATACTGAAAGGGCTTTTAAAAAAGGTCGAATAAACCAACATTATCCTGTCAAAATACATGGTAAGGAATATGCTGATGCTGACCTCGCTTATATAGAAGAGAAGAAAACTTGGCCTCTTGGTAAAATTAGATATCAACTCATGACAGACATTCTCACTAAGAAACTGCATCAAAATTATTCATTGGTAAATGGATTGACAGAACAGGGTGGCGATGATTTCCTAAAAAAATGTTTTGCTTATATTGACCTCGCTGAGTGGTGGGGATCCAGGGATTCAGAAGGACAATTTATGCTGGCTTTAAGAACAGCATACAGGCTGAATCATGCTATCGATGATGGTAGACTCTGGTGTTTATATCTTGAACATGCCAATCCAATAGAATGTATGATTGATAAAGATTTGAGAGGTTACTTGAAAAGGTATAGCGCATTTGCTTATAATAATAAAGTTACGATTCTGGAACAAAATCCTAATAGGAAAAGTGAATGGGCTGAGAAAGCCAGAGAAGGTAAGAGTGTTGCTCAATTATTTCTCAATGGCAAATATCATGGAGTTTATGTAGACGGAGAGTTTACGAGGTATTAATGTTATTTGTCGCAGTATATCATGATCCAAGAACCCAGGAACAACTCGAAGGTTTTGCCATTCTTAAAGAAAAAATGGAGGATAAACCAGACCATGAGTTTGAATTTGGCGGCAAGATATTTCAATACAGAAACGTTAAATTCATTGGTGATGAAGGAACTTATGGCCGATGGATTGAAAAGCCTAATCCTAATAATGCTATGTATATAACAAGAGACCAATGGCCGTGGAGACCGTGATGACATATCCTTATGAAGATATTAAATGCAGTTGCGATGAAGCTCTCAGTCTTAGAAATGATCTTCGTGTACTCATAAAAGAAATGTTTCAAATTTGTGAAGTTACTGGTTATATGGATAATATGTCAAATGAGTGCAAAATTGTTCTCAAGAAACATGAATATATTAAATGACTCGCTGCCGCTTCTCCCTCTCTCTGAGAGAAGCGTCTGCTCCTTTCAACCATAGAATAGCTCACTTTAAAAAAGGAGGATAAGATGAGTATTAATGGTATAGAAATCACCGATGTGGTGATATTCCCAATCAAAAACAAACAGGAAGGAAGTAACCTTCAATCATTTGCCAAGGTTCTTTTCAATGACACATTCTGTATCACAGGGATACGAATCGTCGAAGGAAAGAACGGCTTATTTCTCGGTTTCCCTCAACAGTATAAAAAGGAAGAGGGAAAGGGATACGATATTTGCTTCCCGACTACGGCCGACATGCGAGAGTATATAACCGATCAGGTTCTTGCTCAGTATGAGCTGGCAAAAAACGTTGATGCTGATCCTCAAGAAGGAAATGAAAGCCAGTATTAATCCGCATTTTTAAGTCCAGGAGCGTATTTATTGCGTTCCTGGCACCAAAATTCTATAATAGGAATAACCCTTTCACTTCAACCAAAGGAGGCAAATTGAGAAAAATATTATTCTTTCTGATTTTCTCAGTTTTCATTTCTTTCTCTTCCTCCATGGCTTTTCAGCCGGAAGTGGAGATCACGGCATCGGAGCTAATGATTGATGAACAACCGATGGCCGTTTCGCCCGAATGGGCCATTGAAAAAACTTTTATATATCATGAAACCTGGCCGGATAGGGAGGTAACCAGAATAATCAAGGGACCGATACAGGGCTCCGAGGTATTATTTTGGTATATAGCGCCTCACGTACCGGATTACAATATCCTGCCAGAAGTAATCGAACGTACTTAAATTTATTTGACGAGATTCAAAACCGTTGCTCTTGTTATGAGAGCAACGGTTTTTTTTTGGGGAAGATATGAGCTATATAAAAATAAAGAATAATGGATTACTCCACATTAAAGCTCTGACATTAGTTGGAGCTTCCACAAAAGTACATGACCGCACTAAAATAGGACAATTCGGTTCAGGGAATAAGTATGCCTTGGCTTATTTACTCCGTAATAATTATGAAGTTCAAGTATATTCTGGTCTTGACCAGATGCACATCGCCACAGCTCCACTGGACTTCAGAGGTCATAAATTCCATGTCATATATATCAATGGTCAACAGACTTCCATTACTACCGATATGGGTAAGGATTGGAAGTACTGGCAGGCACTGAGAGAAATATACTGCAATGCTCTGGATGAACCGAAATCTGAATTTGACATTGTACAAGAAATTGAACCAATGCCCGATGAAACCCATTTTTATATAAAATTTGAAAGAGATGGTCTTGACTTCATAAAGAACTTCGATAACTATTTCGCATTTAATAAGACAGTAGTATATGAATCTGGTATAGGTAAAATAATGATCCGAACAGGCGATTCAGTTAATATTTATCGAAAAGGAATCAGATGTTATGAACCTAATAATCAAAGTCTGTATGATTATGATCTGGAACAAATAGATGTCGATGAAAATAGAATTGTCAGATATACCTGGGAAGTTGAAGAACAAATCTGGCAATTAATATTCAGTTGTACCAATAAGGATGTACTGAGAAATATCTTCCTAAATTTGGACAAATCATTCTATGAAGCCAGATTTTCAAATATATCCAGTATCCATGCTAAAAGGATCTCTGATGAGTGTAAGGATGTATTAACAGAAATAAAATTTGTTCCCGCTGAATATTCTGGTATGCTTAAGCCTGATGAGGAAATGATGTATGCCAGGATACCAAGTCGCCTCTATGATGCAATTAAACCTTATCTCAAAAATGATAATCTTGCTACTAAATTCAAAATATATACTGATGGCGCATACAGAGAAATAGAACCTGATTCGCTTCAACAGAGTGTTATTGATAATGCTCTTGAGTTTTTAAAGAAAGTAGATTTTTTCATTCCATATATTATTAATCTCGCAATATTTGTTGAAAAGGATGTGCTCGGTACAAAAAGTGAAGAAGTAATTATACTTTCAGATACATGTCTTGAAAAAGGAATCACCGTAGTTATTAATACAATCATCGAAGAATACATACATATCAAATACGGCGTTAAAGATGAAACCAGAGGGTTTCAGGACGCTATTATATCAGAATTCATATCATACATGAAAAGGAGGAATGAATGTTAAAAGGACAAGATATTATGGATATGGCTGCTGAACTCGTTGAAATTCAGAAGTCAAAAAAGGATCTTATTGTCCCAACTGTACAGATGAGAATGTGCAGAACGGATGGTCATTCGCCACTTCAACTCAGGCTCGAAGACGGTCAACTTTTCGATATAAACAATTGGCCACACAGCCAGATAAGCACCTATACGAATATTCCAAAACAATACTATGACAGAATCAAGGATGAGAAACCAGGCCTATTAACCCTATGTGTTAATCATGGTTTCCAAATGGTCATCAATCGGCACTTTGCAGAAAAGAAAAAACATGATTGCCGGATGCTTCGTACGATAAATGGAAATGTGAGAGCTTTCCTGAGTGACAGATACTGGCGCCTGGATTGTTATGATCTTCTGGATGCAGTGTTTCCTATTCTTGAAGATAACAGATTCAGAGTCATTTCTTCTCAACTCACCGAAACCAGGATGTACATCAAAGCCATTACTGACACAATTCAGGGTGAATGGAAAAAAGGACACATTGTCCGATATGGAATATGTATAAGCTGTTCCGATGTTGGATGCGGAAGCGTATCAGTTGAACCACTTCTCTATGAAGTCGAATGTACCAATGGTTGGATAAGCGAACAGGCATTTCGTCGTGCACATATCGGCAAGTCCCAGGCCGGCGATAACATCCAGGAACTTCTGACTGATGAAACTAAGAATGTTTCGGATAAAGCGTTCTGGATGCAGGTCCGTGATGTTGTTAAAGGAACAATGGAAGATAGAATTTTTCAGCAGAATCTCAATAAACTGAGGGATGCAGCTGACATCAAAATGGAAAATCTGGATATTCCGAAAGTCGTGGACTTAACCATGAAAGAAGTAGGGATCACTGGTGAAAAGGTTAAGAATTCAATCGTTGAACACCTGGCTTCCGGAGCTGATGGTAAGGGCATGACGATGCTTGGCCTCGCCAGTTCATTTACCTGGGCAGCACACAAGGCAGAAGATGTTGATTATGAAACATCGACTGCTTTGGAAAAGGCCGGACCGAAAATTATTGAACTGTCTCAAAAGGACTGGCGTAAAATAGCTGCTTAAATTATTTTCTTTGAATGCAGATTCCATCTCAAAAGGATGCCGTACATTTTATGAATAAGCGCCTCGCCCAAATCAAGGGTGGGGCATTTATTTCCGTCAAAGAAGCCGCGCAGAAGCTCGGATATACCCCCGAATTCATCACCTGGTTGTGCCGGAAGGGAAGGGTCAAGGGGGCCTATCGTGTAGGCCATGCCTGGGCCATTCCCGAACGCTGGCGTTATGTGAAAAGAAGAAGAGGTGGCAAACACGGGCCTTCTAAAGTGAAGCCCGTGTTCGCCCTGGAGGATCCGTCTTTGAAGATGGGCCTGCCATCCAGGACGCACCCAAGTGAAGATACCGAAGTAATTGACAATCCAGGTAATATTTATTAGTATATTAATATCATATTTATTAAGGAGGTATATATGAATGCTGAAAATGTCGATGATGTCCCTGATGATGTTGTCGATCAGATTCTCACAAAACAGGAACAACCCCCCATACAGACCACCAGCCTCATCACCAATCTCGAAGAACTTGATATCGATGCCATCACTGAACGTGCTGAAAAACACGTTGAGAAAGAGCTGATTTTGCGTAAATTGGCCTTAAAGGTAACAAATGTCCAGGATTGGATTGACCAGAACGGGAAGCCTTATCTCCAATGGACCGGCGCCTCCCGGGTAGCAAGGATACTCGGAGTGAGTTACACCGGTCTCCATTTTGACCGAGTGGACCGAACCGACAAACATGGAGAATTTTGCGAAATTGACTGTTTTGGCACAATTCATTGGATGGGCGGTAAAATCGAAGAAATTGGCAGCTGTTCCTCCAGGGATCCGCTGTTTGGTGTCCGCAAAGATGAAAATGAAAAACCTTTTTTCCTTCCTCTGTCCGAAGTCGATGCCACGGACGTAAAAAAGAAATCCCTTACTAATTTCCTGAACCGCGGATTGAAGTCCATGGTAGGTCTGAGTTTCACCTGGGATGAGATATCCGAGATTTCAGGCGGGAAAATCACCAGGGAGCTCGTTAACGCCGTAAAATACAAGAAGAGGGGTTCCGGCCAGCCGGCCAAGGAAAACCCCGAGGAAAGGGCCGCAGCCTCTAAGAATGGAGCTGAAGTCTGGTCCTGGCTCACAGAAATGCACGGCAAGGACGCTACGACAGCGCTGCAGGCCCTGACCACCTGGACAGATAATTCCGGAAGGAAGGTCGCAGGGAAGAAGAAAATTGATTATGTCTCACCAGCTCAGATGAAAGTTTTATATCCAAAGGCCAAGAAATTGTACAATGAGTGGAAAAAATCAAATAAATCCAGTGATGGATTTACGGAAGGAGTGAATTTAGATGATAAAGGTTCCAAATCTGATTGAGGCCGTAGAGGCTCAAAAATCCAAGAAAATCAAACGTTCTCCATGCCCTAATAATCGGGCAAGTTCAATTGGATATGCGGTTCCCATGCTTAATGGGTGTCTCCGGCGCGGCGTGTATGAACGGACACACTGGCAGGAAAAAAAGCTATGGGAAGTCCATACCATTCTGATTTTCGAAGAAGGAGACCTGCAGGAAGGGAAGGTCATGGCAGACCTGCAGCAGGCCGGTTACCCTATCATTGAACAGCAAACTCCCTACCAATGGGAAGACAAAGAGACCGGAGAAGTCCTGGTTACCGGGCATGTCGATGGTAAATTGATGTGCGAAAAAGAAGGCACCGAGGAACACGTTGCTATTCCAGTTGAAATAAAGAGCATGCACCCCAATATCTTCGCCCAAATCCACACCTGGGAAGATTTCAAGAAGAAACCATGGACCAGGAGTTACATGGCTCAGATTACTCTGTATATGCTGATGAACAATATCGATATTGGCCTATTCATCCTCAAAAATAAATCCTCTGGCAAGCTGAAGCAGATAATCGTCAAACTGGATTACGAGCTGGGCGAGGCTTGCGTGAAAGCAGCGGAAGCCATCAACCAGCATGTCAAGGAAAAAACTCTGCCAGATAGAATTGATGACCGTGATGTCTGTAAGGACTGCATGTTCAATCATGTATGCCTGCCAGATATCAATTTTGGTGAAGAAATTCAGATAGGTGAGGATCCTGCCTTTGAATCCAAACTCAAAGAATACCTGGAAATCAAAGAAACTGCCAAAAAGGCTGAAAAGATGTGGGATGAAGTTCTCAGACCAAGAATGAAGGCATCGACCGATGAAAAAGGTACATTGAATATGGTTCTCGGAAATTACCATCTCAAAGGTAAGACTGCAAGCAACGGAACATTCAGACCAAAAATCGAAATCATTGACCAGGAGGGATAATGCCACCAGAAAAAGCAAAAAGGAAACTTGCTTTCTTCGAAGTTGATAGGGGCCGACTTGGAGAATGTCTTCAAGAAGACTTCGAGGAAGCTCAGAAAATTGCGGCCGAACGGGGTGTTGAGGTAAAAATCAATGCTCAAATTACTGTGTTCCCGCCCGACCAAAAAGATCCTATGTACGGTTCGGTACAATACAAACATAGTATCTCACAGCCTGCATTTCTTTCACGTAAGTACGATACCGTCCTTAATAATGATGGTATGATTATCAGCGACGCAGAACAGCCTCTTGAACAACTCGATCTTGACCTCGAAATTAAAAAGGATCCAAAACTTATACCGCACCCGAGTACGGGTACTGAAAAGGAGTAAGCCATGTCTGGCGACAAAAAGGTTGTTATCAGCCACCAGGGAGAAATCCTTCGTCTTCTCGAAGGCTGTGACTATGTACAACTGACCGATGGTACAGATGATACATTTGACACAGATAGTATTGATTCTTTCGCAGATTATCTCAGCATTAAGGATAATGATTTCAGATTATTTTATGATGAGTCTGTCTGCAGGGCAATTGAAAGCAATGTTAAATATAATACGAAATCAATAGCTGTATGTTCATTACAGTTCTCATTGCTCATGCAGAAACTTGTTAATGTAGCAAATCAGAATCTCGGTCTTGATGCTCTCGAAGAATTCCTTACAATAATGAAGCCATTCATTGACCAGAGTGGTATTGACCTCTTAAGCTGTTGTAACGATTTTCAGTCTTCCAAGATAACTTCCGTAAAAAGGAAAAGAGATCAGAAGAAGGGAAACTTTTGTTTCAGCATCAGCCAGGAAGATACAGGTAAAAATGACTTCGATCCTCCTGAATCTGTGAAGTTCGAATTACCCATATTTGATTTCATAGATGATGCTTCAAAGTTCGAATTCGAAATCCATTTTTCGCATCGTGCTACGGAAGATGACTGCCGTGTCTACTTCAAATTTTATAATCCTATGTTCAACAACCTGCTCCGCATGGAACAAAAAAGGATTATAGAATCAAAGCTCGAAAGAATTGATGCACCTAAATTTTGGGGCTCTCTTGAAATCAATAACAGAACTGATGAATGGAAATACAAATTCAATAAACCTGTTCATTAATGCTTTCTAAAAACCTGACCTTGCAAATACGAGGTCTACTGGAACAACAACCGCGTCTTAGGGATGATGACCAGTACCTCGTTGCAATGGTATGGAGGCAGGAGATAGGCGAAGCAGCTCATTCCGAGAGCTGCTTCACCTTACTCGGTAAGATTGCGAAACATGAACTTTCACATTTTGAATCAATTCGTAGAATCAGGCAGATGATTCAGGAGGAAACACCGGAACTGCGCGGTGAGAAATGGCAGAAAAGACAAGACCATACTGTAAAAGTAAAGCAGGAAATCGAGGAAATAAGGCCTCATGCAGGTCCGCAAGAGAATTTGTTTGACAAATAGGTGTCATTGAGATATTTTACGAAAAGCCAGAATGGACCCGGGAAGTGGTCGATCCTCCTGGTGAAACCCTTCCCAACTCCATACCTGGCGGGTCTATTAAATCTGGTTCCCACCAACGGCAACAGATCACTGTCGTAGAATCAAAGTGACGTAAACGCTTACCGTATGGCGTGTCTATCTCAGACGCACAGCACCCAGGGATAGAGGATACGGCGGGGTTCATTGCGAGGCGACCGAAGGATTAACCTCCCACCTTTCAGGGAAACCACTGTGTTTTCCTGGGGGGTGTTTTGCTCGGCTCACTCAGAATTAAAAGGGAACAACATTAACAGAAAGGAGTAAGATGACAGATCAACAACCAATCCAAGGGAAATTTATGGAGTCCCTTGTAAGGAATAATAAACAGATCCGCAAAGAAAGAGCAGCGGCCATAGGCGAAGATGCGGAACTGATTTACAAGCGTCAAATCGAAGACCTTGAAGTTTCGATAAAGAGACTCGAACGGGAACAAGAGAACATGCTCGATATGTCTCCTGATTCGGCAACCAGTCTCAAACTCGCCACCAATTTCGATGCTGTGGAATACTGCAAAACCGATCTTGAGTTGAGTGTCACAATTTACAAAAAGAAAATCCGGCTTGACCTTGCTAAGAAAAGGTATGCCTATCTGTTTGGAGGTACATGATGGGTAGTGGTGGATATTCTTTTGCTTCTCGCAGTACCAGGGCAACAAACCTGGGTTTCCATACCAAAAGCATTCATGAAACCTTCTCGGCTCGTGAACTGAATAATGCCATGAATCCAAAAGGTGTCACTCTTCGTGAGTCTTGTGATTCAGAAGAACATCCGGAATCATTGGCAATTATCCTGGCTCTTGATGTCACTGGATCAATGGGTTCTGTTCCACACCACCTGGTCAAAGATGGTCTCCCTCATATAATGAGTAAAATCATCGAACGTGGTTACAAGGATCCCCAACTTCTTTTTATGGGAGTGGGGGATCATAAGACTGACCAGGCCCCACTTCAAATAGGCCAATTTGAAAGTAGCGATGAGTTACTGGATAAATGGCTGACAGATATTTGGCTTGAAGGAAATGGTGGTGGCAATCAGGGTGAAAGTTATTTTTTACCTTGGTATTTTGCCGGCCATTGCACCAAAATTGACTGTTTCATTAAGCGCCAGAAAAAAGGATATCTTTTCACAGTAGGTGACGAGGATATTCATACTACCATTTCAAAATCATCAATGACCAGGATCTTTGGTGCTGGTGAATTTAATGATGAGATTTCTGCCATGGAGCTTCTTGATAAAGCCAAAGAAATGTATCATGTCTACCATATTCATATCACTGAGACCGGAGCTGGCTCCAGGCCTGAGTGGCAGAATCATTGGAAAGAAATTCTTGGAGATCATTTTATTCCTGTGAAAAGCAGTAATGATGTCTCAAAGGTCATACCTGATATAATTTATCAGGAAGTGGACCCAGGACGTGAGCCGTACAAACCGGCCGCACCGCAGTCTGAAACCCAAACTGCGGGTGCGCCCCAAGATGACATCATATAAAGCTGTAATAGGATTAGGATTTGGAGATGAGGGCAAAGGTCTGGTAACAGATTACCTTTGCTCTGTCTCTGAAAATCCTATTGTTGTTCGCTTCTCAGGAGGCCAACAAGCAGGACATACTGTATGGTTTGAGGACCGTAAGCATACCTTTTCAAATTTTGGTTCTGGTACATTCAGAGGGGCAGCCACTGTCTGGATGAATTCATGTACTATTGATCCAATCGGAATTTCAAGAGAATTCAAAATCTTAAAAGACCTAAATACCACACCTATTTTATATATCCATCCTGAATGTCCAGTTACTACTCCATATGAAATAGAAAAAAATCAACAGGACATAAATTATATTCATAATGGCACTTGTGGAGTTGGAGTGGGTTGTACATGGCAAAGAGAAGAAAATAATTATCACTTAAGAGCTAAAGACCTTTATAATTTATCAGTATTAAAAATAAAATTGGACCTTCTTGCTGAATATTATGGATATACGACTCCAGAAATACAAAGATTTTATGCTGCTGTTCAGTCTATAACAAAAAATCCGTATATCTATATTCAACAATATACTTTTGGTATACATGATGATGTTATTTTCGAAGGTTCCCAAGGACTACTTCTTGACCAGGAAATAGGTTTTTTTCCTCATGTAACCAGATCATATACTGGTTCAAAAATGATATGGAACTATGACCCTGAGTATTATCTCGTCACTAGGGCATACCAGACAAGACATGGTGAAGGACCAATGACCAATCGTGACATGGATCTAAACTTGACAAATAATGAACACGAAAATAATCAAGAAAATAAATGGCAAGGATGTCTTAGAACATCACCATTGGATATGAATCTAATAAAATATGCAATTCAATCTGATGAATATATTTTAAATAGCAGTTATCTGAACCTCATAATAACTTGCCTTGATCAGCTTAAACCTCCATATCATTATACCTTGGATCAAAAGGAAGTGAAATTCAATGGGCCATTATCAATGTCTGATGGCATACGATTTATTTTTAATAGAAGCATACGTGGATCATTAGTAAACACATACTGTTCTTATTCAAAATATTCGGACGATTTAAAAAAGGCTGATGAAATTGATGTATAATCATTATCATTGCAAAAAATGTATGTTCGGACCACTCTCCACACCAGACGAGAAACACGAATGTACAGCCAAATCGACCAGATGGAAACCCCCGACTGTCGAAGAAGTCCAGGCTTACATTGATGAGAAGGGTTACAATATTGATGCGGAGTACTGGTGGAATTTTTATAATTCGAAAAATTGGATGATTGGTAAAAATAAAATGTCCAAATGGAAATCTGCTGTTGCAACCTGGGCGCGGGGGAATGGTAATTCCGGTCGAGTCAGCGGATCAAGGCCAAAACTCAAGGAATTGGGAGACATTGGGTAAGCCAAACGCAGAACGTGAGGTCATCAAGTGCATGCTGTTCGATGCTGAACGGTGTATGCCGGCGTTCGAGTTGTTAAAACCACAGCATTTCTTTTACGGGGAATACAGGCATTTTTTCGAGGAAATGTGCCGGATGTCTGAAGAGGGGAAGGAAATAAATCCTGTCACCCTCACGGAAAATGCCCGTTTTAATCAGAATTTATTGGATGAACTGGTTGTTGAGGCCATCACTGCATCCGGAATAAGAAGCTATTGTGATGTTGTCCTGAACAATTATTACAAACGTGCTGCCCGGAAACGGCTCATAGACGCGCTCTCAGCAGCTCAAAAATCAGAAGCCACTCCTGAATCCATACGAGCAGATGTGGAGGATTTGGCCTATTTCCTTGCGGATAGGGCCGACCTGAAGGGTCTCAGACACACTTCTGAATATGTGAAGGATTCTCTGGTCCTGATGGACAAGATAGTGGAGTCGGGGAGCCCCGGGATCCCGACCGGTTTTCACGCCCTGGATTCCAAAGGTTTCAGCATGCGGCCAGGCAAGATGATTGTAATCGGGGCCCGGCCACGGATGGGGAAATCTGCGCTGGCACTGGATATCACCGAGAAATGCGGACAGCATGTGGCATTCTTTTCCCTGGAAATGGATGGTCAGGAACAGATTGAACGGATGCTGTCAAAACGGACAAATCTTAGCGGTGACCAGCTCCGTAATAAGAGCTCCCTTTGCGGCCATATGAATGAAATCACTCACCAGGCCAATGAAATATCCAAAATGAATATCTGGTGGAATGATTCACCAACTATCAGCCCCCTGCAGCTGCTCATGCAGTGTAAAAGACTGAAAGCCGAAAAGGGCCTGGGCCTGGTTGTGGTGGATTACCTCGGGTACATATCTGAGGAAGGAAAGCGGTACGAAAGTAGGCGTATTGAGGTGGGCCATTATTCCAGAATGATGAAAATGGTGGCCAAAACATTGAAAATACCGGTGATAGTGCTTTCCCAGCTCAACCGAGAATGTGAGGGAAGATCGGATAAACGGCCAAACCTGGGGGACCTGCGGGAATCCGGCGATATTGAACAGGATGCTGACCAGGTATGGTTTATTTATCGGGATGAAATTTATAATGAGCAGGCTGAACCCGGCCGCGCCGAAATTCTTATTGACAAGAATCGGGGTGGCCCCGTTGGGAAAGTCATCCTTCATTTTGATGGAAGGACAACCAGCTTTAAGGATTATACCGGACCAACCTCCACAGCCAAAGAAGACTGGCAACCCACTTAATTATTTATTACTTTATATATTTATTAATTAGGAGGTATATATATGGGTGTTAAAAGCGTTCAATTCTCATACGATGACGCATTAAGCGAAAGAAAGAAGAAAATCAAGAAGACCTGGAAACAGATAATGCTGAAGGGGATTGAGAGTTTTGAAGTCGAGCAGAATGGCGCTCCGGCACCCATACCAGAAACCACCGAGGTACCGGTCCAGGAACCTGAACCGCAGCCGCCTGAACCAGATCCCGTTGTCGATGACAGAGACAAAGAGTGTGGATTGCTGATATCAAAGCCTGAAGGAGTGGGTGTCCGTGAATTTGATGTATATATCAACAAGACCTGGCGCCAATGCCCATTTGATGAAATAAGCCCTCGTCAGATATTCCGGATTCGTGATGATAACGTGGTGACCGCGGTGAAAAAATATAAAGTCTTTGAAAAAAGAAGCCCGATTACAAAACGTGAAGTCAATAAACAAATGCTTGATTATGCTCTTGTGCTTCCATTAGAAAAACTTCCAATTAAGTGAGGTATCATGACTGCATTTACAAAAGCTCTGAAAAAAGTACTCGCCTCTGAAGGTGGGTATGTAAATGATCCTGATGATCCTGGTGGAGAAACTTATAAAGGAATTTCCCGTAGATATTGGCCTAAATGGGGCGGTTGGAAATACATTGATAAAAAACATTGGAATATAGCCAACAGCTATGTTGCCAATTTTTATTATCATAAATTCTGGCATCCATTAAAGTGTAATTATCTCCAAGAAGAATTAGCCACATTCCTTTTCGATTCAGGAGTGAATCTTGGAAAGAAGCCGGCCATAAAACTCCTACAGGAAACCTATAATGTCTACAGAGAATCAGGACAACCTGGTCTTTTAAAAGTAGATGGAATTATCGGCCCATTGACCATTAAGGCTTTGAACAGTATGAAAGTTCAGAAATTTGTCAATCAATGTATTGAAGCACGGATTGTTTTATATTTCATGAAGTGCGAAAAACGTCGTGTCAAATACAAATACCTAAGAGGGTGGGTAATAAGAACCCTTAAATATCTCGTTAAATGAAAGGAGTCTCATATGGGACAACCAGCACCTGATTCTCAGCCCGAGACCGCACCGGCCGGACAGCCGGAGGAACAAGAGAAAACTGAACCCACTCCAGGAACAGAGCCTGAACAGGAAGGTAAGGAAGAACAGCCTGAAAGCGAATCTGAGGAACCTTCGATAAGACCCCTGGCCGATAAAGTAATCATCAAAGCCATACAGCCCGATGAAAAATCTGCTGGTGGGATTTATCTCCCTGCAGGTAGTGAGCTGCCGGATCAGGGAATTGTTTTTGCGGCTGGGCCCGGGAAGTACAGTACTGATGGAACATTTATTCCTACAGAAGTCAGTCCTGGTGATCGTGTTATTTTCAATAAGCACACCGGAGTTGATATTCAGATTGGCAGTGTATCGTTGATTGTTCTGAAGGAGGAACATGTTCTCTGTATTATATGAAGTTCCCAAAGCATAAGAGGGTGAAGGATCCGGAGGCCTATAAGGAATATGGACGACTTCACCCTCAATGCCAAATACCCCAGTGTCGAAATCTTCTTTGGCTTGGCCCTCATCATATTCGTTTTCGCAGTCATGGCGGTTCTGATATCCCCAGTAATCTTATATCACTTTGTCAAGGACATCATGATATTGCTCATGGGAGGGTTAAAGGGATTTTGGCAAAGGATTACAAACTCTATTTATTAGCAATAAAACATGATAGAATTACGATTTCATTTAGAACCTTTTGCAAGCCAATCTGTGCGTCAGGGAAAATCATGGAGTGGCCGTAAAATATTTTACCAACCTGAAGAAGTAAAAGCATACAAGGCCAATATAATAGCCGCAACTAAAAATCAGATTAAAGATCTTCCCTATTTTGAAATGTTTCCAAGGAGTTGCCCGTTATCAGTTATGATAACATATTGTTTCCAATATCGTAAAAAAGAAAGAAAAAAATACATGTCCAAATTACCCCATAGACATGTACCTAAAATTACTTGGCCTGATGTGAATGATAATCTTCAAAAGCCTCTTATGGATGCTCTGGCTGGAATAGTTTTCGAACAGGACCAGCAAATTTTTGACATTAGAGCAAGGAAGTTTTGGTGGAGAGAGGATTTAATAACTGTGAGTATTACTCCATATCTTCATAAGGATCATTTATAACAGAAATATCCTCCGATTCCTCTGCCATAATTTCATCCATGTATTCCCTATAGACATCAGCATTATCAGCCCAATATTTTATATTGATAAGTTCTTCTTCGATGTTCTGCATTTCAACTTCTTCTTTTTCAGAACGAGCCTTTTTTCCTTTGAAAAATCTATATCTGGTTTCCCATTTTTTACCTACTTCTTTAACCTCTTCGGTTGCATGTCTGGCTGCTGTTTCGAATATCTGATCAGGAAGGATATTATTTCTTATTGCAGCAAGACGGAACTGCTCTGATTTTTTCTTCCATCTTTTTACTGCCGCAGGTGTGGGAACACCATTATTCTTCTGCTTGTTTTTAAGGAGTTTGGTGTATTCAAACATCACACCTTCTTTAAGCCTGGTCTTGGACATACCAGCTCGCTTTGAGGCTACAACATCAAGAGGTTTGAAATCCTGTCCTTTTTGAAATAAACGACTCATTGAAAATGGAGCTGGAACAGCGGCCATCTGCAGAATTGTGTGATTAATAGCAGACCACCCGCCCTTTTTCCGCGCCTGCAAAAGAGTATGGTTTGGATAACCACCAGCTGAATGTCCCGTGGCAAGTTCTGAAAGACCCTGGATAACAGGTGATGATTTTGTACCTACACGTTTTGCAAAATTCATAGGCACTTCTGCTGGATTGAACCTTGGAAGGAAGGAAGTGTTCTTGGGAGATTTAAGATTGAAAATATAACCAGGGACTTCTTTGAACTGCTTTCCAAATCCACGGTAGACTTCACGGCCCTGCCGATCCTTACCAGTGTACAGGTTCCACTTACTTCCAGGGGAATTACCGGCAAATGATAATTCAACAAAACGTTTCGGATCGGTGAGGTCAAACTTGGGTTTATTATTGCGGAGGTCTTTAAGACGATTCTCCAATTCGAGGATTTTATTGTTTCTCCGACTTGTTTCCTGGTCTTTGATACGTTGACTGAGATTGCGTTCCTTCTTAAGAAGCTGTACTTTGAGGCGTTCATTTTCTATACGTTCAGAAAGACGTTGGATTTTTTCTTCCCATTCATCTTCATCAGATGATTGTCTGAATGCCATATTCAAAAGGTTTAACCCGATACCATAGAATGCCACAGATTTAATCCAGAACTTTCTTCCCATTGCCCCCCTGACCTGGCGACCTAATGGAGTTTTAGTAAGTGTTCCCATTCCATATATTTGAGAGAAGAATTGACGAGCTGTTGAAACTGTCCAATCGAGTGATAGTAATAATCCTCTTCCAATCTGAAGGACATTTGGATGAGACATGTGAGCAAGATAATTCTGTCCACCGAATGTATCATTAACTTGTGTGGCAACTTCGAATTTTATGAGTTCTTCTTCTTCAGCGGTAGGGGGTCTTTTATTTTTCTTTTCAAATCTCGCCAGAGCTGAATCACGAAGATTTTCATAACCAAATAATTTAAGGGTGTTATGAGTGTAGTCCCAGAGGAGTCTATCATTCAGGGTATTAACTCCCTTCAATAATGATATAGGTGATTTGAATACAAGTTTCCCTGCTTTCCCTCCGGCCTTTGAGCCTACCCATCCAAAGCCTTTTTCAAGTAAGGTGAGAAATTTTTCCATTTGGTCACGATGTACATCCTTAATGTCACCAAGCTCTCCAGTATGTTCAAGAAATTCGGAAGCAAGATCCCATTTCTTCTTCATCACATCATAACCACCGTGCATGGTTGTTTTTGCTAAGAGAATAATTTCCTTATAAGCATCTTTGGAACTTTTAAGATTTTTGGCATTGAGGTTAATGGTCCCCATTGCAGTTTCAACAAGGGCCAAATAGTGAAATAATCCAAAACTCAGATTACCCCTCTTGGCAAAACCATTCAGCCATTCAATAGTTTTGATTGCTGGGTGACGCCACCTGTCCTTAAGCATAGCATTTAACATTGGAATTGCAGCCGGATGTGCTGACATTCCATTAAGGGCTTCAGTCTTTATATCAAGATTTTCAATGGGTATGTATCCAAGTTGATCTGTTTCATCAGTTCTATCAAGGATAAGTCGGACACCTTTTTCATTGGCCCCATTTAACATTTTAATGAGATTCTGATTTGCCATTACCTGAACAGTCATCTCATTATAGATGTTCATGATTTCGGTAACATCAAATGTCGCAGGGACTTTACCTTTTGAAATACCAGCAAGATAAGTATCAATGTAACGGGGTTTTAGAAAACGGTTTTCTACGAGGAATTTTTTAATAGCACCTGGATTTCTAGACTTATCGGTCCTTAAAAAAGCACGAATATTCTTTTTGAGTTCTGTATTTTTAATAGTTCTTGCAAAATCTGAGAGTTCTTTTCTGGTCTTGATCTTCCCTGCTTTTTCTGATTCAGGTCCGGTAATGGCATGACCCATGACTTCTTCTATTTCCTCTGGTGTGAGGTCTTTGGCGTTTGGTTTTCTTCCCCAAATATGTGTGATGTAATATTCAATTTCATGGGCTTCAAGATTATCAGTATTCCTTTCAATCAGATTCCACATGGACTTATAATGGCTTATTATTTTCTCAGCCATTGAATAGATTTTCTGCCTACGTTTTGGATCAGCAAATATCGCTTCCATTTCCTTCTTCGTGGCTTCGAGCTTTTCCCTCACTCTCGTCTGTGTTGCCTTAGAATCGATAGCAGATTGCATTGAATCAAGAATCGCTTTTTGGTTTTGCTCAACTGTTCCTTTTTTACCTCTTGATTCTTCAACCAGAAACGTAAGGGCATTCCTTTCGGCCTGGGTTGTATTAAGGGCAATCTCCTTCACATTTATGTCAGATGCTGCCCTTATTTTATTTGCTCTTCCAATGATACGCCACCAGTCTTTTCCAACAAGTCTGACAGCCTGTTTTTTCTTTGTATCAAAAAATTTCTTTAAATCCTTTATGAGTTTTGGGCCATTGTATTGATAATATGTCTTTTGGACTTTGGTTACAGGGCCATATGGAAGCTCATCTATTCTACTATCTTCAATGGAAGCCTGACCTGGGTTCTGATTACGCCAGATATCAACGGCCTCTTTCTTTTTGGCCTTTAATTTTGCCTC